ACCTCTTGCATTTACATTCTTAAATAAATCCTCTCCTATCTGTATATCTTGAAAGCCTTCGTTTAATATGTCATCAACATATTTATCTACCCCTTGTATTACATCTTCAAATATTCCTATATTCATAGCTTAACTGTTATCTGATGGTCATACATTCTATAAAGTTTCTCTCCGTCTACCTCAAACTCATATTCACTATCAGGTTGGAAACAAACCTTATCTCCTTTGTTTACACCCTTACTAACTAAGTAATCATTTGGATACTTAACTATTCCAATCAAGGGTTCTTCCTTAACGTTTTTATAGAGATATGACTCTTCAACCTTTATAGGTTTAATGAAACAATACCTATCATATGTATTCCATTGCGCACCATCGTGGTATAAAAAGAATTGGTCAGGTTCTATAAAGAATAAGTCATCCTTAAAGAAACTTCTTCCGCTTCTCCTGCGACCTTTAACATCATTATAAAATTTAAAAACATTGTGGTGTACAAGAAGTGTATCACCTTTTTTAACAGGACCATTATATCCTAATGGAGTGTCTTTTACTATGGCTTCTCGATTTGCAAATCGAAAATCCTCTTCAGAAGTACTTGTTATTAGTTCAACCCCTGCGACTTCTTTGGTATTATTGTAACGCCTGTCGTCTTTTGGGGTCACTATAAAAAAGAATGGAGACCTCATATTTTATTTTATGAGCCACAACCTATGCAATCAATAGCTGAATCCGTTGGTTTGACTCCGTTTAATTTCATTTCAATATTATGTATCTCATCAGCAATTTCCATTTGCTCTATGAAATCATCTGTATTAGATTTATTTTCTTTTAAGACTTTGATTCTATTTTCAAAATCTTTACGCTCTTCAAACGTCATACTAAAAGTTTATATTGTATTCTATAGATATGGGCATCATCTCTGTGAATTCCTTCCACAATAAAATCTCATCACCTTGCTCAATCCATATCTTTATAGATTGGGACTCATCATCAAATTGTATTAGGTGTATCTTATAGTTTCCTCCTAATATATCTTGACCAACAATATAATGCATTGCTCCTGATTTGTAATCAGGTCCGACTGAGATTTTTCTTATATCCATTTTAAAACTGTTCTGTAGCTAACAACCAAATTTGAATAGATGCTGAAGGAACTAATTGCCATTGACCACCATCTACATTTATAGCTGCAAGTTTACCGTCATTCTTTCCTTGTTCACTTCTCATCATTTGTAAACTTAAAACACCTTCATCTGAGTTTGTGGTGTAAGGAAAAGAAAGTTCAATTTGATTAAACTCCTTATCTCTTGGAATGTATTCAACTCTTGTAGGACCTACCTGTAGTCCATTAAGTTCATCCACAACTCTAAAAAACATTACGGCACTACCCGGCATATCTACATCTGTTACTGTAGATAATGTAAATTCAAAGAAGTACGATTGCTCGGGCTTGAGCATTATTAATCCATCAGGAGTTATTTGACCTCCATCAAAATCACCACCTTCACCAAACATTACCATTGATTTAGTTCCTTGTCCTGTAGGCTCTTGTTCTTTGTTTGTTTGAAATATTTTTGATGAGACATATTGTTCTCTATATCTTGCGGTTTGGTTTACCCACTTTATGGCTGAACCTGTTGAAGATAATACTTGACCTGCAGTACCCTGTGTTCCAAGGCTATCAATTAATTGAGCCTGTAAATTAAAAGAACCCTCTGCTCTTACACTATTACTAAAGGTTACCTCACCAAAAAAATTCGATAAGTCATTAACTTGTAACAACTGAGTTGTTAGTACCCCATCCAATGTAAGGTCTTGTGTAGCTTGGTTTCCTGTATCTAAAACTAATTGTAAATCGGCAGGTCCCATAGGTGGGTAATCCCACTCTACGGTTTGTGAGCCTGTGGCTCTTAGAACCTGCCCGATTACCCCTTGATTACCGTTGGCATCTAAAACATTACCACCAACGGTAACCGTATCTTTTAAATCAACTTCTTTGTTAAAGGTTGATTTTTCGTCAAAAGTATTTAATCCCTTAAATAAAGAAGTACCATTTGAAACGAAAGCAACCCCTGACGATATTTGTTCAGCAACTACATTTCCTTTTAAAGATATATTTTGGGTAGCACTATTCTGTATATCTAAAACCTCTTGAAGACCGGGTGTGGGAACAAGACCAAGAATATCACCAATAAGATAATTTTTAGTTATTTGTGAATTCTCGTTGTCTGAACCTATTACCTTATCATCATTAGTTGGTAAAGTGTCAATTGAATAAGTACTTATCTTTCCCATTGTTTATTTTTTATCCGGGGTCTTCTCTGTTATCTCTCCTGTTTGGACATTAACTACAGAGTTTTCTCCGTATTTTTTAATTAGCTTCTGCTCTTCTTTTGCATAAGCAACCTTTAACTCTTCTACATTGCTCATCAAACTGTGTTGTGTAATAACAGTATCTCCGAGTTGCATTTTAACTTGATTAAAGTCATTCATTAATTTTTGAATAGACTCTAATTCTTTCTTACTTAATTTTGCCATTTGATTTTTATTTAATTATTAGTTACAAAGATATGAAATTTCTATCGACCAAATTCACAGTTTGTCAAAAGGATACAAGTTGTGCTTCCATCTTCAAAAGTAATCTGTAAGTATTGTGTCTTTCCTTCGGTCCAAAAACTTTGACTTTTAATAGTTGTTGATTTTCCATTTAGATAAACATCTCCACCACCATCAGTTCCTGCAGGTCCTTGTGGTCCTGTGTCTCCTTTAGGTCCGGTTGCTCCGGTTGCTCCTCTCGAGCCTGTTGCTCCCTGAGCACCTTGCGGTCCGGTTGCTCCGGCAGGTCCTGTACTACCTGTATTACCTTTAGCACCGGCAGGTCCTTGTGGTCCTGTCGCTCCTGTCGCTCCGTCCTTTCCGTTCGTTCCGTTTGTTCCTGCTGCTCCTGTGTTACCCTTTGCACCTGCAGGACCTTGAGGTCCTGTTGAACCGATATCTCCTTTCGCTCCGGCAGGACCTTGCGCTCCTGTTGCTCCGGGTTTACCATCAGTACCTGCTGCTCCTGCTGCACCGGTATCTCCTTTCGCTCCTGCAGGTCCTTGAGGACCTACTCCACCTGTACTACCCGTGCTTCCTTTCGGTCCTTCAGGTCCTTCAGGTCCGGTTGCTCCATCAGAACCATTTGTTCCTGCAGCACCTTTTGCTCCGGCAGGTCCTTGCGGTCCTGTCGGTCCTGTTAATCCTGTGCTACCCTTTGGTCCTTCAGGTCCTTCAGGTCCTTGCGCACCATCTTTTCCGTTTGTTCCGGCAGCACCTGTACTTCCTTTCGCTCCTGCAGGTCCTGTTAATCCAATAGGTCCTTGCGCACCTGTATCGCCTTTAGCACCTGTATCGCCTTTTGCTCCGGCAGGACCTTCAGGTCCTACGCCTCCAACTGCGCCTGTGTCGCCTTTTGCTCCTTGAGGTCCTGTATCGCCTTTTGCTCCATCTGTTCCGTTTGTACCTGCGGCTCCTCTTGCTCCGGCAGGTCCTGTCAATCCAATGTCTCCTTGTTTTCCTTGCGCACCTGTGTCACCAATATCCCCTTGAGGTCCTCGTGCACCTGTGTCACCTTTAGCACCGGCTGCTCCTGTATCACCCTTCGCACCGGCTGCTCCTGTATCTCCCTTTGCACCTGCTGCTCCTGTATCTCCTTTAGGTCCTTGGATACCTTGACCACCTGTGTCACCTTTAGGTCCTTGGATACCTTGACCACCTGTGTCACCCTTAGCGCCCTGTGGTCCTTCAGGTCCAACTGCACCGGTATCACCCTTAGCACCTGCAGCACCGGTATCACCCTTAGCACCTGCAGCACCGGTTTTACCAATATCCCCTTGCGGTCCTTCCGGTCCTGTTAAACCGATAGGACCTTGAGCACCTGTGTCACCTTTTACACCTTGGTCACCTGTGTCACCCTTCGCTCCGTCAGTTCCATTTTTACCATCAGTACCTGCAGCACCTCTTGCTCCTGCAGCACCGGTGTCTCCCTTAACTCCTTGAATCCCTTGGCTTCCCGTGTCTCCTTTAGCACCTTGGCTTCCGGTGTCTCCTTTTACCCCTTGGTCTCCTTGGTCTCCCTGAGGTCCTTCCGGTCCTGTTAATCCTCTTGCTCCTGCAGCACCTGTGTCACCTTTAGCACCGGCTGCACCGGTGTCTCCTGTGTCTCCTTTAGGTCCTTGTGGTCCGGTGTTTGTTGGTAGGGTTACTGTGTTTCCATCGCTTATAGTAAGTTCTTCATTTACTACAGACAAAGTTTGTCTATCAACACAAAATTCAATTGTTCTTTCCTTTTCGTTAACAGTTACATTTGTTCCTTTACAACCTAATAAAGTTAAAGTATCATTATTACTACTTGCAGTAATAGTGCTTACACCATCAGTTACGTTTTTAAATATATCCTGAGAAGAACCTTTATCGTTGTTGGTAAGTGTAATAGTTTTATCTACCGCTTGGTTTAGTGTGAAGTCTCCTCCACCACTCATACCTGAACCTGCAGATAATGTAATTTTGTTATTGCTTACCGAAGCAGAGTTGTCTGTCCAAGATGCAGTTAACGTACCACCATCTTGTTGAGTAGCAGTTAAGGTCTTGGTTGCGTTACCTGTTACGGCAAGTTTTGTAATCTGATTGTTGTAAGCGTTATCCCAATTGGTGTTTGTAACATTTGTTAAAGCACCTGTGTTAGAAAGCCTTACAGTACCATTGGTATATAAAGATGAATCTACTAAATCAAACTGAGTACCACCTCTAATAACAAGAGGATATCTATCTCCATTAACACCTGTGTAGTCATCCACCCAAAATACAAATCTATCATTTAGAGTTGCATTATCCCTTAGCTTAAAAACAAAATCAATTGAATCGCTTGATGGTTGCATTGCATAGATTCTTGCGCCATCATTATTTAAAGTCCAATCAAAACCTTTACCCGTTGTTGGGAAAGTTCCTGATAAGTCTTTAAATATTAAATCAGCCTGACTACCTAATGTTACGTTACCATTTAAAGTAAGGGCACTACTTGTTGTAGCACCTCTACCTGTAACTGTAGCTAAAGTATCAGATTCTCCCGGTACTTGAGCAAGAGTAATGTACCCTGCTCCATTGGTTATTTGATTGTTATTAGTTGGTATAGTGGTGGAGTTGAAGGCGTTAGCCCCCAACCCTTGTCCACCTACCGTTACAGTACCGTCAATCTCAATACTATCTTTGAATCTAATTGACATATATGTGTTTTAGTTTTTACCCTATTTTGCTTACAAGCACTCTTGCTGCATTAAGACCAAGTGGTTTAGTTGTTGAAATAGTAACCTCAGAAGCACTTGTTCTAACAACTTGAACATTAATTGTATCAAATGTTGTTGTGTCATAAACTTGCACTATTACATCTTGACTACTAAGATTATGTTTTACTGCTATTGAAGTTAGTTTCCCATCTCCAATACTACCTGCAAAAGAGTTTCTATCACTAATACAAGTCGCAACATCATCACAGAAGTTTGTAATCTGTGAAGTTGTAATCTGAATGCTCTGCTTACTTGCTGCCGTAACTCTACCTTTAGCATCAGTAGTTATCTTTAAAGAGTCACTTGCGCTACCTAAGTTTGTTACTGCAGTTCCTGTATTAGCAAGACTTACTGCACCTGATGATACACTTAATCCACCTGCAGTTGGGAAGTTAGCAATACCTTGAACTGTTGCGGTTGCAACGTCAATGTTCTTGTTAATCTCTGTCCAATCCGCTGCAGTTTTTGGAGTATCAATATTAGCGATAACTAAATCACCAACCTCTAATGTAGGACTCCAAAATCCTGCCGGGTTTCCTGTACCTGCTACAGTTACTGCATATGTCCAACCTTGCTTAACACCTACTGATGGCGCTGCAGTTGTTGCATCGTATCCACCTTGATAGATTAATGCTCCTGAACCTGCGAATGTTGTATCTACATAATTCTTAGTTGCTGCATCCTGAGCCGCAGTTGGGTCAGTAACGTCAGTAAGTTTATTTGAAGCAATACTTAAATCAGCAGATGGTGCTGCGAACATACTAAGACCAAGGGTCCCAATAAGCGTTTTGTTTTGGTCTGCTCCTTTATCAAATAATCCAATTAAATAATCTGCCTTAGGGTCTATCGTTGCACTTCTTGTAGGAAGTTCCGTAAGGTCAAGTACAATGTTTATTTTATCTGTTGCTGCTGCTGAGGTATCAATACCTTCACCACCAACGAAAGTTAATGTATTACCATTAGTAATGCTCTGTGCAGTACCGGTATCACCTGCTACGCTGAAAGAAGACATAGTTCCTGATGCTCCATTTGCAGCGGCAGTAATACGTCCTTGACCATCAACCGTGATGTTTGCTGAGGTGTAAGAACCTGCAGAAACTGCGGTATTATCTAAGTCAATTACTATATCAGATATTGTTGTAGCGGTTGAAATACTTGATGATAAACCTACACCACCTTTTATATTTACCGTGTCTTTATTGATAATGCTATTAGAAGTTCCTGAATCAGCACCTAATTCCCAACTCTGATATCCACCCGGAACAGAAGCCCAAGTATTATCACCACGTAAGTAAGTAGAAGAACTTGCAGTTCCTGTAGCACTAAGGTCATATGTTAAATCACCTGTAGTTGTAACGTCTGCACTTGAACTACTAATGAATGTTCCGTTAGCTGCTCCAACAGAAGTTACTGTACCTGCGTTATTTGTAAATGGAAGATTTGATAATGCAGTCTTGTAAACATTACTATCAGTCTCATCTACTAACATAATAATGTCAGTATTCACTACTTTGGCAGTCATCGCAGTTGCAGATAAAATAATATTATCTGAACCTAAATAGTCTACCGCAAGAGTAACAGTACCTGATGTACCACCTCCTGATAAACCTGTTCCTGCAGTTACACCTGAGATGTCTCCGCTTCCATCTAACTCAATAAACGCACTACCATTATAGTACTTAAACGTTTTTGATGTTGTGTTGAAAATAATTTGTCCTTCAAACCCTGAAGGGTCTGTCGCAACTTGTTGCAAAGAGGCATTCAGTAACTGATTCTCCTCTAAGTTAATGTTGTCTAAATACCTAATTGCCATAACTTATTTTGTTTTTGTTTATACTCTATTGTTTAATTAAAAAATGCTTCTCCCGAAAAAGGTGCACTAAATATTATCCTTACTTCATTTCTACTTATGTAATCAACAGTTCCTATTACCTCTGTCCCTGCAGTATCTGTTACTGTAACAGAACAAAACTTATCAAGGTTATGTGTTACATTCCATACGGCTGAAGGCGCTCCTTGTACGTAGACAAAATTCGCATCTCCTCCGCTTCCACCGCCATCTGTATACTGCAGCAAAGATACTAAATAATCTTTGTCCTTATTTAGATAACCTGAGCAGGAGATGATAGATAAACCAATGTCATAGAAGTCAGTTTCTTTTGCATCTTGCGTTGAACTATCCCACTTACAGATTGCCCAATTATTTATATCATCCGCTTGTGTTAATAGTACCGTAGTACCAATTAAAGGGGTTGTATAAAAATTAGGTACTTCTTGTTTTAAAAATTTAGTATACTTACTAAACTTCAAAGTGCTTATTGTAGAAATCAAAACACTCTCTGTTGATTGAGGTTGTTCAAATGAAATGCTACCATTTAATCTTGAATCACCTAACTGCCAATCTTGATATACATATCTTAAACTTTGTGATTGAATAAGATTTCCTGCATTAATAAATGCAGCTACCTTGTTTACGGTAAAGTTTTTTGTTGCATTTGCAGAAGCCGCATCAGAGCCAATCCATTTGTCTCCTCCGGATATCGCATCATCTATCGGGTATGTACTTATTCTTGCCATATTGCTCTAATGTCCTTTGATTCTACAAAGGTAAACAATTTAAGCGACTACTTTTTTTTCGTGTAGGAGTCCATCATCTTCTCTCCGGTCCTACCAATTACATAACCTCCGATACCTAATTGTAGTAAATTCCAAAACTCATTTTCTAACTCAGGAATTCTTAAATCAAATAATGGTGCAATAAATTTTACATAGATAACAATGAAACCAAAAGCTAACATTAGTATAGGTCTCCAACTTCTTTGAAGCCAATTACCTTTTGCTTCTGTCACTATGATTTCAGTTTGCATTTTCTGCAACTCTAATTGTTTTTGAATAAGGATTTGTTTGATAGCATTCTCAGCTATAATTTTTTCTTCCTTTGACGTAAAGAGTTTGTCAAGACCTCCCATTAAATCTTTAACTACACTACCACCGAACCATTCAATTATTTTTTTCATATGCCTTTGTATTCTTCAGCGGCATCAAAACTCGGACACGCCTTTGCTGAAAATTCTCTATGACCATGTATAGTTACATCGTCTCCGTAAATAGATTTTAATGTTGTAAGCAAATTGATAAGACTTATCTTTTGCATTTCGTTTCGTGTATCTTTAGGATTAACGTCTTGGTCAACTCCTCCAATATAACAGATACCGATTGAATCTGAATTGTGTCCCTTTGTATGAGCGCCCGACCTTTCAATTGGTCTACCTACTTTCGCTAATCCATCCAAAGTTATTATGTAATGGTATCCAATGTCTGACCACCCTCTACCATCAACGTGCCATCCTCTTATAGTTTCAATACTTACGTCTTGACCCTCTCTCGTTGCTGAGCAATGAATGATAATTTTATTTATCTTTCTCATTATTTTTTCTTCTCTCCTTATCTAACAAGTACCAACGTTGAGCGGTGTATCCCACAGATAACCCAAGAAGAGTAATTTTTAATATCATATCTATATGCGACATTGATATCGCAAGAGTACTTACATTAAGTAAATACATTTTCATATCTCCCATCCAACTACTCATTGTTTTTTACTGTGGTTAACCTCATCTTATTTCTTATAAGGAAAGGCTCTGTTCAAAGAGTCCTTTCGTTTTGAGCAACCACACTCTTTACCTGTAGCTTTTGAAACTTTATCTACTACAGTTTTGATTCCTGTTGCCGTTGTAATTTTTTCAATAGTATCTCCTAATCCTTTTGATTTCATTTGAATTATTTTTTACAAGTACACAATTTGTTTGGGCAAGACTCCACACCAAACATACATTTGGCTACTAATGCATTCCACGCACATTGAAACTTACACCATACGGACTGCATCCACAATCCTATCTTTACAAATAATTTACCCATTGTTTTATTTTTTACAAATATAATAATTAATATTTTCCTCTTTTACTTGATGGAGAACTCTTAGTAGAACCTCCTGCACCTGCCCATAATTTCTTACAAGACCAATATCTTGCAGATAATTTATTTGTAGCGGTGCTGCATTTATGACGAGCCTTAAATGATTTACGTGCAGCAGCAGAATAATTATGACCATATCCTGAAGCACCGAAATGAATTAACTTTTCTTTACCTCCCGAACACGCCTTAACCATTTTTTTCTTACCTGCTCTGTCGCTTTTCTTAACAACATTACACTTCATCTTTGCTTTATCTGCCACCGTTACAATGCTTTTTTATTAAAAAGGTTTTGCTGATTATTAAGTCTTTTTGTTGCTCGATTAAATATTCTTGTTGCTCGATTAGGATTCTTGATAGTTCTTATACTCCCCTTTGGATTCGAAGAACTATTCCTTGCTATCCTCAAACTTCCGTCATCCTGTAACGTGTACGACTTTCTTTTTATCTTCTCTCCCTTTACTGTTTTTTTAGATATACGATTACTGCTTTCAATAGTAGAGTGGCTTCTTCTTTTCACTTTGTCATTGTTCACCCTATTTACTGAAGCAGTAGTTACTGTTGCTTTTTGTCCTGTCTTGCAATCCATCAAAGCCTTTCCTGATAATCCCTTACAACTCATCTCTTAGTGTATTTATTACTTCTTACCACATTTAGAATAAACACTATTAGCAATTTGCTTATTAGATGGTAGTCCACTTTTTTCAGGCTGACCTCCCATAGATTTATTCGCTCCTGTAAAATAAGGTTTGATTGTTTTGTTCATAACGTTATGATTTTTTTCTTTGAGTACTTCTTAATCTCATAGACGAGTTCAATCCTTTTAACTGTGAAGGAGTTCTCGTTGTTGATGGGGTAGTAGTTATAGGATTAGGTTTAGTCCACTTTGTAACATCTGAAGTTTTAAAAGTATACTTATCTAATTCAAGTGCAATACCCTTCAAAGCATCTCCTGCTTTGTACTTTGGTTTTTCTGTTTTAGCCTTGTCTCCCATTTTTATATCTTTGCTACAAAGATAACAATTTAATTTATGCCTATTCAGAACTATGACTATCTCAAATATTGGAGGGTAGTTAGATATTTTATTAAAGCCAAATACAAAATAGGAACTGCAGACTTAGACATCCTATTGTTCTTATACTCAGAGAAGTATTTCGACAAAGATAAGTTTGCTGAGTTTGATGAACTACTATCGTGGGACGTTAATAGATTTGATAGACTACTAAAGGATGGTTGGATAAGCGTATTTAGAAAACGCTCAGGAAAATCTAAGGCTTTGTATGAGATATCATACAAGGGAAAGAGAATGATACTTACTATGTATAAAAAATTATCGGGCGAAGAGATACCTACAAGTGCCTCTGTCAACCCGATGTTTTTAAAGAATGTTTCCTACACCGATAAGGTCTATAGGAATATGATAAAAGAAATGAATAAGTTTATAAAACAACAACGACATCAGCTTCCTTGATGATTGTATAAGACTCAGAGCCTATCATCATAGTGTAACCTGCACGACTGTCATAGTAGATGGTATCTTTTTCTGTAATGTTAATTACATCTGTTCCCGATACAACTACCGTTCCTTTTTTATATCTAAACTGATTAGAGTCTTCTGCTGAAAGCAACAAACCTGACTTGGTTTCCATCTCTTCATCAATTGGGTTTATTAAAATATATTTACCTATTGGTTTCATTGTGTTTCTTTTTTTTATTTGAGACTCCACAGATGAAGGATGGTCCTCCCTCATCCATTGCCATTCTTTTTTAATCACCGCTTTCCTCGTATGTTCTTGCCATTGTTATAATAGCGTTAGTCGATAAAATTGTTACTGCTACTGATACTGCATTCTGTAATGCGGACCTTGTAACTTTCAATGGGTCAATAACACCCATCTTATACATATCTCCCCACTCTCCTGTTTTAACGTTCATACCTTCAGTACCTTCATCATACATAAGTTTTTGTTCTTCATCTACTGATAACTTCAAACCTGCGTTTTCATAAATCTGTAATAAAGGAGCACGAAGTGCTCTCGCTAAAATTTTTCCTGCAACCCCACCATTAGCATCTTCAACGAAGGTAGCTTCCTTGTAAAGAGCCAATCCACCACCGGGAAGAATTCCTTCTTCAAGTGCTGAGCGTACTGCGCATACTGCATCGTCTACTCTATCGTATAGTTCTTTTTGTTCTAAGTCTGTTTGACCTCCTACATAAATAACTCCTATCCCTCCTGTAAGAGAAGCTATCCTTGACAAGATAAATTCTTTATCACCTTTCTTTACTGCATTGTTATGAGCATCCCATAACTGATTAACTCTCTCTTCTGTGGTTTCACTAATTACATTTGATTCTTTTAGTAATACCGTTGAGTTCTTTCCTACTATAACTTTAGCTGCACTACCTAAGTCATCTATAGTCATAAGGCTGAGGTCATCTCCTGTCTTTTCTGAAAAGTATGTTGCACCAACTGATACTGCAATGTCGTGCATAAGTTCGTGTTGCTTGTATCCAAATGAAGGAGGGGTTATGGCACAAACTTTGATTCCCCTCTTCATTACGTTCGCAGCTAATGTGTTTATCACATTAGTCGAACACGGTGCTATAATTAATAGTTTCTTATTATCTCCTAATACAGGTTTAAGTATATTTTCAATCTGTAGTATATTACTTATCTCTGCATCTGATACCATTACAAGAGTGTCTTCAAGGACACACTCATCTTTCTTTTGGTCATTGATAAAAAGGTTAGAAGAATAACCTCTATCTATTTTTAACCCATTGGTTGTCTCGAAGTATGTTTCGGAAGTTTGGGAACGGTCAACAGTCACGATGCCATTTTTGCCTACGTCCTTGTATACTTTCGAGATAATGTTACCAATGGTTGTGTCGTTGTTAGCTGATATAGTAGCCACATCCTTTAACTTACTTTTAGTAACTGCCCTTGACATCTTCTTTAGATTGTCACAGATTGCATTTGTTTTAGTTACGATATCCCTCAAGACTTCTGTCTTATTGGTATCTTCTCCTATCATTTCAATTCCTGCTTTTACTAAAGCCTCAGTTAAAACTATAGCAGTTGTAGTTCCGTCTCCTGCAGATGCTGCAGTTCTGTCTGCCGATTCCTTCATCATCCGAACCGCAAGGTTCTCGGTCGGGTCTAAGAGGTCTACTGCCTTAGCGACTGTAACTCCGTCCTTAGTAACTGTGATTCCGTGAGTGTGATGAGGTGATTCTATTAGCACAGTCTGTCCGGATGGACCGAGTGTTGACTTAACTGCTTTAGCAATCGTGCTAATTCCGGTAATAAGTTTGTTACGACCTTCATCGTCAAACTTTAAATTCTTTGGTGAGTACCCTATTTCATTCATATTAAATTAGATTTATCACAAAGATACTAAACTTTTAAGGAATAAATTGTAGATTTATCATCTAATAAGGGTGATGTATAATACTTATTTAACTCTCGTCTAAATTATATTTATGTCAACAAACTCTTCTCCTATACTACTACATATTTATAGGGTTACTTATTATAAAAAATATATTGGAATTCTACTTTAAAATCGACATTATCGACATCTTATTAATAATCAGTTAGTTACAAATTAATAACCGACATCAAACGACAGACTATCAACATACAATAACATCTGCCCTCTTAGCTCAATTGGATAGAGCAACACACTTCTAATGTGTAGGTTTCAGGTTCGAGTCCTGAAGGGGGTACAAAAAAAAGAGAGGGTAATCACTCCCTCTCTCTAAATCAACTATCAATCAATCAACACTATCTGAAGAAACCTTTACGTCCTTCTGACAATTCTACTCCATCAGCAATCATATTCACCTTCTGAATTTTCTTCATTGATGACTTCATCTCTACTGCTTCTTGGATACCTGAAATTCCAACAGGTCTATCATTTATAAGGCGACCATTCTTAACGGTCAGACCTCCCATACTTTTAAACTTCTTCATACGTGTACTTTATGTTTATACTTATTAGTCCTATAAATAAAATAAGTTCTCCGTAGTCATACTCCTCATCTATTGAGTACCAACTCCAACCTAATGCAAATCCTACACGCACCCTGTTATGTATCTCTACGATATAACTCATCCCCAAAGATACAAAAAATTTATCAGACATATTGAACCAAAAGGTTCTATGGGGCGCTGCGCTGACGAGCCGCTGACAGAACCGAAAAAAAAATTGAGGGGTGGGGGTCAAAAAAAAATAACCGCATCCGGATTTTTTGGCGTTTTATTTTAGCCCTGTGTACCTGTGTCCATAGTGCGCACCTGCTCCGCTCCTGCTCCGCTCCCGTTATGCGATTGCTCCGCTCGTATCCTGCTCCGCTCCCGTCCTGCTCCCGTCCTGCTCCGGTCATAACCCGAACCAAAACTGCTCCGGTTCAAGTTTGTGTCCTCAAAGACACTTTGCAAAAAGTACGAGATGCACAGAGACATCTCTTAGCCTCTGCACGAAAATAAATTCACCTAAACTTTTCTTGGGGAACAGAAAAACTTTTGACCTAATCCTTTTGTATTAACGAGAATTAGACTATATTTGCACAGAGGGGAAAGATATACACCTCACCAAAATTAGATAACTAACTGAAAATCAATTAATTAACACTAAAATTTACAAATTATGAGCAATTTATTATCAATCGAAACAGCCTTCTTAAACCTACCACAGGTGAAAGCGCAATTAAACTTAACCGACATCAAACGCATTCAGCGTTCAATTAAGAATGCTCAGAAGAGCAAATTCGGTCACACAATGAAGATGTCTAAACTCGTAAACGAGGCGGTGACATTCTTTGAATCTACAGAGGGGAAAGAGTTATTTGCTGAAGAGGGAATCGAATGGAGCAAAAAAGATTTCGGTCTAAAGGTATTCGGATGGCAAAAATCATTCTTCTACAAGGTCATCAAGGCAGGTAACCTTGACCAAAGAATTGTAGATGCATTCAACGAAATGTGTGATGCCAATGGCGATGATGCACAGAGAAGTATTGCCGGTCTTTTAGAATTCAGCAGAGGCATTGACCTTGATTCGTTAGAGCATAGTGAAGATGCTACAGAGGAACAGATTGCCGAGGCAGAGCAGGAAGCAATTACTGAAGCAGTAGAGAATACTACAGAGCGAGTTGAGACAATTATTACACTATCGTTTAAGAATCCAAATGGTGACAATGTCGCTTGGAGAATCGATGCAAATGGTGAAGTATTTACAAGAAACACTCAAGCACAAGTGCAGGAAGTACTTGCAATGATTAACGGACAATTAAGCTAAATTAAATCAAACTAAACCGGAGTGTCCTTGAAGACACTCCACAAAACCACAGGAATTATGACTACAAATGCAGAATTAGGAATCCAATACAAAGACATCTACAACAATGATGATGCCTACAATACACGTGAAAGAGGAGTTATCAACGGATACCATTCGACACAAAACAGAGGATTCAAGGAATTGCACAAAGGTGCTAAGAATACAGATATCGCTCAGCTAAAAAAAGTTGACCGCAAGAATCTAATCAGCGTTTTGAATGGTGATTTTATGAGCAAGTTTACTATCGGTTTTGAAGTTGAGAAAAACAACATCAACAGAAGTGCTACAAAGCCTTATCCATTATTCGCAGGATTCGAAAGAGATTCATCTTGTGGATATGAAGCGGTAACCAACATCATTCCTTTGCTACCTGCCGGACATTGGAGAAACAAAATTTTCTCTTTGATGTTTGATGCTACGAAAGTGATTGACGATGCATTTAGCCCAAGTAACCACAGATGTGGTGGTCACACTACAATCGGTGTAGAGGGGATGACCGGTGAAGAGATAGCGAATGCAATGCGCAAGAATGTTGGAATCATCTACTCATTATTTCGCAAGAGATTGACAAACACTTACTGCTACGCTAATCTACAGATGGATGCAGGTTTCAGAGGCACAAGATACCAAGCGGTACAAATCAAAGGTAATGTTGTTGAATTTCGCCTTGTGTCAAGATTCCAATCTGTAAAGCAGATGTGGAGACGATACGAGTTATTTTACATCGTTTTGGATTTCAGCATTAACAATCCAAACGGAAGCCATAACGCTTTGCTTAAGAAGTGTTTGCCTGTAGTAAAGTCAATGTACAATAATGATATGGAAAAGGTCAACGAGATTATGACAATCGCAAAAGGCTTTCAGAAGTACTTGAAGACCGGAAAGATTAACAGAGCGGTTGTGAGATGGGTTGACCCTAACCGCTCTCAGCAGAGTCTGTGGGATAACGAACTACGCAGAAACGGATGGAGATGATTCTCTAACGCAGGGAGTGTCCTCGAGGACACTCCTCCTGTATCGGAATGAGTATTCCGGCTGATGATTCCAAAAGGATGAAACAGGAACAATAAAATCAAATTAAAATGAATACAAACGAATTAATTTTTGGACAGGACAACATCAAAGAAATTTTTGCAAACAACAAAAGAGTAGATGAAATTCTAATCACCACAGATGCTGAAGCATTTAATATGACCGAGGGATTCGATACAGATAACCTTGATTGGGTTGAAGTAATTGACTTTGGAGTAAAGAACATAATCGCAGATGCTTGTGGATTTCAATTTCAAAAGGTAGCCTTTGAAGATGTTACCGCAGTTAATATCCGATGGACAGATGTTGAAGATGTAGAAACAATCATTAACAAGAATGGCTCTTGGGCGCACAAAATATAATCTTAATTAATAACCGGAGTGTCTTTAAGGACACTCCACAAAACCATAATAAAATGAAATCAATTATCAAAATCACAGGAAAATTATTATCAGTAGCAGTAGCCTTATTCGTTTACACGTGTGCGGCAAGACTAATGTACGCAATGTACGGAGACCTTGACTCGTCAGTAGTCAGCAACGTTTACTATGTAATCGTGTGCTTGTTTCTTATGTTCTTAACGTACGTGTCAAGCGTGTTGTTTTACCACGAACTATTCAAGAAATAATATGGAGCGCAAGAACTATTACAAGGTAAGGTATGCCGGGAAGCTAATCAAAGTTATCCCGGCTCACTCCAAGTGGGAAGCCATTGACCGCATCTACAATGATAACATCAATGAATATCCTTGGATAAAACGAGACAAGTTAACCGCAGTAAAATCAAAATAGAACTATGGAATTCACTTTCACTAAAGACGAACTATACCATCTCATTAGAGGTGTTGAAACAGACAAAGCAAGGATGTGGGACAAGACCACAGACAGAAGACTAACAAAATTATTAAACAAATTAAAAGGACAGAGTATGAAAGCAACAATTCAATTTGAGACAGGGCAGGTAAGCTACGGAAAAGGCAAAGGTCTTTGGACATTGACCAAGGAGTTTACAGACCACAAGCATATGGATAATTTCATTGCATACATATGCAAAAGCAAGAACTATTTATTAGATGAGGTATGGTACGAATCGTATCCATTCAATGAGGGTGACACGTACTACACAATCGAAGAGACGATGAACTATGGCGAGTACAAGTTACTGATAGATAACCAAGAGAATCCTGAGCGATATGTGGTTGTTGAATCTTGTTGGGATGATGTCAGCGAGGAATTGTTTGACGAGAATCCAAACAGATATATGACTTGGTCACGCAAGAAGGCTAACGAGTACGCAGAAAAATTAAACGAAGGAACAATCAAAATTTATTAATCAATTAAATACAATCACAATGGAAAATTCAACATCAGTAATCAGTAAAATTAAAATGGCAATCACAGATTTCGAAATGCTACAAAGCGAAGAATGGAATCCGGACAATGACTCTTGTCAGGCAAGTATAGACAATCTTGAAGATGCAATAGGGCAACTCAGAGAAAATGTAATGTGGTTCAATAAGTTTGTTGACTACGTAGAAGAACAGGCAGGGAACACGTACAACGAAGCCTGTAAGTACGCAGATGAGTACGCATCAAACGAAGAAAGGTAAAATAAAATTAGGTTATGTCTAAATTTAGTCTTACCTTTGTATAAATCAATTGTAAATCAGAGGTCGGTGTCTTCAAAGACACCCCTCGCAAATCAAATCACTATGTGTGTAATTATTATTAAGCAGAAAGACAATGTAATGTCTAATGAAATCGCTAAGACTTCAGCGAGAATTAATCCTCACGGATTAGGAATTGTATGGCTCGACACGTTCGAGGTAACATACCACAAATCAAACGAGTACAAACAACTATTAACTAAGCGACCATTCATTGCGCATTTCAGATACGCAACTGTCGGTAAGGTTGGACTGTCCAACACTCACCCATTCAGATGCGGTGTAAAGAATGACGAACTTCTAATGCAGAATGGAACTATCAAGGGACTTGGAACTGCTGACGAGTGTGATAGTAAGGTACTTGCCAAGGCGCTTGGTAACGTAGCACGTAACACTTGGAAGACTGAACTTGAAAAGTATGACTCACGTTTTGTGAGCATCAACACCCGGACTCGTTCATTCCAAATCTACAATCGTAACCTGTATACTTATCGTGATGGCATTTGGTATTCAAAAGCCAACGTACTTCAAGACAACTTGGTTGCGGTGTATGGAACTTTAAAGAAAGGTTTCAGTAACTACTACTCTTACCTAACTTCATCAAAGCATATTGGTGCAGGTAAAACTCAAGACAAATATCCTTTGGTTGTTGATGGACTTCCTTTCTTATTAAAAGAAAAAGGGTTAGGACATAACGTAAAGGTTGATGTGTTTAAGGTTAGCGATACCACGTTCAAGAGTTTAGATATGCTTGAGGGTCATCCAAGATGGTACAAGCGTGAAGAGATACCGGTGAAGATGAACAACGGAAAGACTTTAACGTGTTGGATTTACTTCAATCCAAAAGAAAGTAATTCAAACAAACCATTTGTTGAATCGTATGAGCAGTCAGCACGATACGAGAATACCTTATTCGATAGAGGCATTGTCGAAGATGTTGATGAAGATATTAATCACGAAGCGATAGATATAGGATGGGATGACGAACACTTCCCAACTAATGACACACCTACCTGTGTAGATTGTTACAACGATGTAACGTTCGATGGGTTTTCAAACTATTATTGTTCCTCCTGTGGTGGTTGGTTCAAAGAGGATGAGGTCTTAAAATTTCAAGACTAAATCCACAATGCAAGGGTGTCTTCAAGGACACTCTTGCTTTTATTAATCTGTAATAAATAAAGATGAGATACAATCAAGGAGTAAGACACACTCAAGAATCAATTAGTAAAATGAATATGACTGAGGTCAATGAAGCAATAGCCAATGAGAATTGGTCAAGACAATTCACTATGAATTTGTTATGCGACCACAGAGAAAAATTAAAAAAAGAAATGTTATGAAAATAGAATTATCAAGAATCAAAAGAATCGCAGAAGATATAATCAGCGATGATGAATGGGTAAACGATAGCCATTCAAAAGCAGAACACGATGGAGTAAAGATGGCACTACATCAGTTGATAGCACACGTAGAAAGTACAGGTCAGCAGTCAGGGTTGGATGTTTGGAAAGGGACGGACAAGATACTGAAGGACGGATATTGGTACGTGAAAATATCAGACATAAAATTAGGATGTGTCTAAATAATTTATTACTTTCGTATAAATCAATTAAATAAAATCATATGGCAAAACTATTAAAATCTACCGGAGAGGTCATACAAAATGTAGACGTGTCCACATTAAAAAAAATGCAGGACTTAGTACAGGGCTACATAGAATTCGTTTACGTAGGCAATACAATCTTAGTAGTAAACGAAGAAGGACTGCTCAACAATCTCCCACAAAATCAACAAGCAAGTAACATTAGCCAACGTCCATTAGTGGGGGACGTTATCGTGTGTAGTGTTGCTGAAATAAATTAAATCAATTATGAAACATTATATCATAGAAGAAATCCAACGGCTGAAAATGTTTGAGCCGAACAACGTTAAGAAAATACAGAGACTACAACAACTATTAGATGTAGAAGAATTCACAATCAAAGAGATGCAAGAGACAGGTACAATGTATGTCAGGGATGACTTTGAAAACCTTTATGCAGGTGAACCACCGGCACTAATCTCTTCTTGTACAGATGTAATCAGGTATGCCGGAGGTCATTACATTCAGATGTTACGCAGCGGTAAATACTTAGTGAGTTACATAGGAGGTGTGAGAGGTAAGAGGTCTGATAAACTTTCAGACATTGAACAATTAATTTTTGATGACTATTACAATGGATAACAAAGAAAGAATCAAGGACATAACAGACAAGGTCTGTGCTATGTTACAACAGAAGAACGATGACTACGGGAACTCAGCGCTTGAACCAATCAACATCTTCAGTCACGGGAATGCGGTTAATAGCTTACGTGCAAGGATAGACGACAAGTTAGCGAGGATAAAGAACGTAGGAATCAATGACTCAACAGAGGATACGCTCTTTGATTTATGTGGATACCTTGTGCTACTAATCATAGCGGAAGATAACTCTAAGAATCTAAGTCACTCTTCTAAATTCAATGAATGGACAACAACTCAAACTTAATCGTATGGAACAATCAAATCACTACTGCAAAGTAAAGTCTACGTCTCGGGAGAGAGGTGGAGAAGTAGTGTCTTCAAAGACACTCGATAGTAAGGAAGTATTAAATGAATTATTCGAATCGTTCTCACAGATATTTAGTGGGGACTTAACACAATCAGAATCAAATGAAAGCAAAGATTTTTAATAATTATGTAGAGAAAGTTTGTGAACTATTCTCTATAGATGAAGACACTCTGTTTACCAAGTCAAAGCGAAGGGACATAGTGGATGCACGTCACCTGTTATATTATGCCTGTTACATTAGACCGATGAGGCTCGTGTACATACAGGAATATATGGCAGAGAAAGGATACCTTATTAATCACTCTTCAATTATCCACGGAATAGATATGGTGACGAAGAAGATTAAAAAAGATAAGGACTATGTTAACGTAGTAAAAGAAATACAACAATGCATTATAGCTTAGAAGATATTTGGACTCAAGCAACTGAAGATGACTACGCAGTAGAAGTCAATGGTGATGGATACAAGGCACGTATAGTGTTCGGTATCAAGATAGTTAAAGACGATGAGACAGAGGAGATAATCATACTTAATACAATGAAGGGCGGTGACTTTTATATGCCGGTTCTTCCTGAGGAAATAAATCTTTTTAAAGAAAAAGGTTGGAGGTGTGGTGCTTATGTTATATCTTTGTCTAACTATCGTACAAAACTTGATAAAGTTGAGCAGTCAATAAAGAAAGAAGTTAATGGGAGAAATTCTATGAAGCAACTTTCAATTCTAAAGTCAAGCAGAGAAAGAATCCTCAAGCGATATGCAATAATCAATAATAAATTAAATCAATTAAATTAAATCAAATGGCAAACGCAAAAAAGAAATCAGTATTTGAAACCTTAAATGGAATCAACGTAAACAAGTTTACAGAAAAAAAGAATGGACTTACTTACTTGTCTTGGGCTTGGGCTTGGTCAAAAGTAAAAGAGAATTATCCTAACAGTACGTACACCGTGTACGAAAACGAACACGGAATGATTTACCACACAGACAACAGGTCAGCTTGGGTAAAGACAGGAGTTACAATTGAAGGTGAAGAACACATAGAGTATCTTCCTATTATGAACTATAGTAACAAGTCTTTGGCAATGGATAAGCTAACGTCAGTAGAAGTTAACAAGGCAATCCAACGTAGTCTTACTAAAGCAATCGCACGTCACGGACTTGGACTTTATATCTATGCAGGTGAGGACTTACCACAAGATGAGGTTGTCGCTAAGCAAGAAGAGTTAGCAAGTAAAGTGTCTTCAAAGACACCAACGAAAACTAACCCGGCTGCGAATGACCGCCTTGAACTAAAGAAAGGTGATGCTAATTGGGATAACGTAATGAACTACGTTAAAGATAACAAGTCACAAGGTGTTAAAAAGCTAACTGATTTGATAGCTAAGAAGTATGTTGTATCAGCATCTGTTAAGACATCTATTACTAACCTTGTAACGGCTAAGAAGTAATGGATATATTAGAGAAGTTAAGAGACGACAAAGAATACTACGGAGCATTTGGAAAACAATACCTTTCCAATTCAGACATAGGTACACTACTCACTAATCCACAGGAGTTTGGTGTGAGCAGACCCGACAACGCAAACTTTGCTAAGGGTAGATACTTTCACCAACTAATACTTGAGCCTGAGAAGGCAGCGAAGGTAGAGTTTGTTGATGTATCTTCACGTACAACTAAAGCATACAAAGAGTTTATTAAAGACAACGATGTAGAGTTTGCCCTACTTAATAAAGAGGGCGAGGAACTTAGAGGGTTGGTTAAAACTATGATGAACAACTTAGATATGTATGAACTCATAGCCAACACTAACAATGAGTATGAAGTACCAAGCATCAAGGAGATAAAGGGAGAGATGTGGAAAGGCAAAGCCGACATCGTTCATCCGGATATGCTCATTGATATTAAAACTACCGGGAACATAAAAGATTTCAAGTGGAGTGCAAGGAAGTACAACTACGATAGTCAATGTTATATCTATCAGCAATTGTTTAACAAGCCTCTTATATTTTTAGTGGTTGATAAATCAACAGGGATGTTAGGTAAGTTTGTACCATCTGCAGATTTTGTAGCAAGAGGTGAAGAGAAGGTAGAGAAAGCTATTGAAGTTTACAGGTCTTTCTTTTCTGATGAGGCAACAGAAGATATTAACTCATACTATATCAATGAAGTACTTTAAGAAGTTGTTTAATATTAAAACCAAAAGGCGTGTGATGTGGTTAGAAGTTCCAATGGACTGCACCACACGTTACGAAAAGGATAACGTTATTCTTTCGACATTAGAAACATTGGAGCAAACAATTAAAATCAATTAACAATGGCAGAAGAAAAAATTTTTGCAGATGGGTTTATGTTTAAACCTAAAAGAGACGATGCTCCTGAGTGGGTACTCGGAAGATTATCAATCAAGGTAGAAGATGCGGTTGCATTCCTTAAGGCTAATGCTAAAGGTGGATGGGTCAACATCGATATCAAGAAAGGTAAAAGTGGTAAGGAGTATTGTGAATTAGACACGTGGCAGCCTAACAAGGCGGCTAATACCGAGGCAGCGCCTCAGGTAGCAAGTGCTGAGGATACAGGACTACCGTTTTAATACCAATTAAGAAGCAAAGAGAGGGGTGTCCTTGAAGACACTCCTTTTTTTTGCCCTTAATAATGTCGGGTCTATTCGTTCCATATACACTATAGTAAATAGTATACTTATTCTTTTTCTTCCTATTAGGTGAAGAAAAAAACGACATAAACGACACGACTACTGATTATCAGTAAGTTATAAAATTAAAATCAACATTAAATCGACATAGAAATGGCATCAGACATCACGATATTTAAAAACATTAAAGAAACAGAAGCACCGTTTCACAGAGAGGTTGGGGTTGTACTCAACAGAATAAAAAATGGAGCGCAGAAAGATTTAATCAAGCGCATACGTACTTCAAAGGATAAGAACGAGCGCAACGAACTAAAGAAACTACTACCGGCAGTATGTTTTAGTGGTACGTTCACGAAGAGAACAGACAACTCATTAACTAATCATAGTGGGTTGATATGTTTGGACTTCGATGACTACACAAAAAGAAAACTATTATTACAAGACAAGGATAAGTTAACTAAAGATAAGTTTGTTTATTCTGTATTCATCTCACCATCAGGTAATGGATTGAAAGCATTGGTAAAGATACCTGCTGACGTAGACAATCATAAGAACTTCTTCAACGCATTGAACAAACACTTTGATTCAGAACACTTCGATAAGATGTGTAGTAATGTATCACGTGTGTGTTACGAATCATATGACCCATTAATCTATATCAATGAGAACTCTTCTGTATGGGATAAGATAGATGAACCGGAATACGTAGAGGTAAATGCACATAGAGATGCACCGAGTATTCCAATCACCGATGAAAACAAGGTGGTTGAGATACTTGTAAAGTGGTGGACAAAAAAGTATCCAATGAATGAGGGGCAGCGTAACCAACATACTTACGTACTTGCAATGGCATTCAATGATTATGGAATTAATAAGTCTCTTGCAGGTTATGTTCTTAATCAGTATGCTACTCAAGACTTTCCGCAGTCAGAGATTACAAGAACAATTGATTCAGCTTATGCTCAGACACAGAACTTTGGAACTAAGTACTACGAGGATGAGGAAAGGATTAACTCTGTAAAAACAAAACTAAGAAGAGGTGTATCAAAAAAAGAATTGCGCTATCAACTTGAGGAGTCAGGGTTAGATAGTGCTACAACTGAGGCAGTACTCAACAGGGTTGAGCAAGAGAACTCTACGGTTTCTTTTTGGACTAAGTCAGACAAGGGTACAATCAAGATAGTACACATACTATTCAAACAATTTCTTGAGGACAATGGCTTCTATAAATTTTGTCCTGAAGGCAGTAGGAACTATGTGTTTGTAAAGGTTACTAATAATCTTATAGACCACACATCAGAGAAAGAGATAAAAGATTTCATACTTAATCACTTAATAGATTTAGATGACCTAAGTATTTACAATCACTTCGCAGACCACGTAAGGTATTTTAAAGAGGATTTCCTGACACTTCTCGCAACGATAGACATCTACTTCATAGAGGATACTAAAGATACTTCTTATCTATACTATAAGAACTGCGCAGTAAAGATATCATTGGATGGAGTAGAGCCAATAGACTACCTTGATTTAGGTGGGTACGTTTGGAAAGACCACGTGATAGATAGAAAGTTTAACATCTGTGAGTACGATGGTTGTACGTATCAGCAATTCATATCAAGGATTTGTGCAGATGAGGAGAGCAGAGTAAAGACAATGGAATCTACCATAGGTTTTATGATGCACGGATATAAAAACTTAAGCTATTGTCCTGCCGTTATATTGAATGATGAGGTTATATCAGATAATCCTGAGGGAGGTACAGGTAAGGGGTTGTTTATGAATGCACTATCACAAATGAAAAAGTTAGTCGTGATAGATGGAAAGGCATTTGCTTTCGAACGTTCGTTCCCATATCAAACTGTATCAGCAGACACGCAGATACTTTGCTTTGATGATGTGAAGAAGCACTTTGATTTTGAAAGATTGTTTAGTGTAGTAACCGAGGGGTTGACATTAGAAAAGAAAAACAAAGATGCAATCAAGATACCATTTAGTAAATCTCCTAAGATTGCCATCACAACTAACTACGCAATAAAGGGTAGTGGTAATTCATTCGCTCGTAGAAAATGGGAGATAGAACTACACCAACACTACAACAAAAACTATACACCGCTTGATGAGTTTGGAAAACATTTCTTTGCTGATTGGGATGATGATGATTGGTGTATGTTCGATAACTATATGGTTGCTTGTGTAAAGAACTATCTAAAGACAGGGTTGGTTACGAGTAAGTTTGTTAACCTAAAGATTAGACAACTATCTGCAGAATCATCTCACGATTTTATTGAGTGGTGTGGATTGGTTGAAGGTCATAACAAGAATCCAAACCTTGAGGTTGGAAGAAAGTTATTGAAGCAAGACTTATACTTAGATTTCATTAGTGAGTATCCTGACTACGGACCGAAAGCTAAGATGACTATATCAAGGACGAGGTTTTATAAATGGTTGGTTGCTTATGCGTTGTATACCACAGGTGTTCAGCCGGAAGAGGGAAGAGACCCACAAGGAAGATGGATGAGGATGAGAAGCAAACACGAATTAGAAACTCAATCATCACTATCATTATGACAGATGAGGAAGCAGAACTATTAGACCTATCAATGCGTAATTCGTTTGAAGTTTTAATTAATGGGTTGGATGCAGGTGAAGTAATCATACAAGACTTTGGTTACTTTGCCCACGACCCATCAAGAGTACCAAAAAAAACAGAAGTAATGTCTATGATAGATTACTTTATATCAACAGAAGAATACGAAAGATGTATACCATTAAAGGAATTAGCAGAGACCCTAACGTAATAGAACCTATCCCGGGATATAGTGCAGAGATGATGCTTAGACAATGTAAGTTGTTAGCAGGTATAGTAAACTTAACTGAAGAAGTTAAGGTTGGAAGAGGTAAGAAAGCCTTTATGAAAAAGGTTCTGAAGTATACAACAGAACCACGTATAGCTAAGTCTATAAATGATAGCGTAGAATTTTATAAGAACCTAATGGAAAAAAGAAAACCACAAATAAAACTCAGAGATTACCAAAAGAAAATAGCAACAGAGAGTAGTATATTATTAATGCAAAAAGGTTTTGTCTACCTTGCTATGGAGGTGAGGACAGGAAAGACTTTAACAAGTTTAAGCATTGCTCACCTGCTCAATTGTAAGAATGTTTTATTCATTACAAAGAAGAAAGCAATCAGCAGCATAGAGTCTGACTACATAAAGATTGGACACAACTATGACTTGACCGTGATAAACTATGAATCATTACACAAGATTGAAGGAGAGTTTGATATAGTAATATGCGATGAAGCACACGGAATGGGAGCGTTTCCTAAGCCAAGTAAACGTGCCAAGCAGGTGAAGGATATAATAAAGAAACAAAAACCTTATGTTGTTTTGTTATCAGGTACACCAACACCTGAATCTTATAGTCAGATGTATCATCAAGTGTATGGAATAAAAGGAAATCCCTTTGCAGATTACGCTAACTTTTATAAGTTCTCTAAAGAGTATGTGAATGTTAAGCAAAGAAAAATAAATGGTCTATACATAAATGATTATCACGATGGTAAGATATCTATAATGGATATGATGAAACCTTTTACGCTAAGCTACTCACAAAAAGAGGCAGGGTTTAAAGTTGATACACGTGAACACATACTCGAGGTAGATGCTGAGCCAATCACATACAAACTTACGGCTCAATTAAAAAAAGATTTAGTCATTGAAGGCAAGGAAGAAGTTATATTAGCTGACACTCCTGTGAAGTTAATGATGAAGCTGCACCAAATGTACTCCGGTACTGTGAAGTTTGAATCAGGTAAGTCAACTATCCTTGACCTAAGTAAGGCTCAGTTTATACACGACAACTTTGGCGATGTGCAGATTGGAATCTTTTATAAGTTTAAAGAAGAACTTAATGCATTGAAAAAAGTTTATGGAGATTCTTTATGTACTGAACTAAGTGTCTTTGAAGACACTCGTCAGTCTATAGCCTTACAGATTGTATCAGGTCGTGAGGGTATATCCTTACGAAAAGCTGAGGCACTTGTGTATTATAACATAGACTTTAGTGCTACAAGTTATTGGCAGTCAAGAGATAGGATGACAACTAAGGATAGATTAGAGTCAGATGTCTATTGGATTTTCACCAAGGGAGGAATAGAAAAAGATATTTACGAGGCGGTCAGTAAGAAGAAGGACTACACACTTAGCCACTTTAAAAGAGATTTATTATCTTTATGACCAAACCTAACTAAGTGACAGAACAACAGATACAAAGCAAAAGAATAAAGGAACTTGAAGCAGAAGGGTATTACGTTCTTAAGTTAATCAAGACAAACAAGAACGGGATACCTGATATCATAGCCATACCACCCAACTCTAATGTAATCTTTAGTGAGGTTAAAACACCTACGGGAAGACTATCTAAACTACAAGAGTTTAGATTAAAAGAGTTAGAAAAATATGGATTCAAAACAGAAGTTTACAGAGGTACTTAAACCCGCATACGAAACAGATGATTGGTTCTTGGATTCCTTTTCGGAATTTAACATCACTCAAAAGACACAGATACTTTACGAGATAGAAGTAGTGTCAGAGTTTCTTCCAAAGAATGGGAGTTGGACTCAGTTTCTATACGGTGTAGTGAAGGGGAAGCGCCCTCTCTTTTATGTAATAGATTATCTTAATGAAGAAGGGTACAAACCTTTGATGATAGATATTCAAGAGATAGACTCCGATACTTACTTAGATGCGATGTTAAATAAAAATACAATTCAATATTATTATGAGAGATATAGTAGACACAATAATTCCATTTGATGTAGAGACCTTAACTAAGATAGTTAACTATCATTTCGAATGTGATATAAACTCACGGTGCAGGGAAAGAAGATTCGTTAATGGACGAATGGTTTTTTCTCATATGCTCAGGCAGAGAGGGTACACCTGCTCCGCTATTGGCAGGTATATGAACAGAGACCACGCCACGGTCATACACTATGCTAAGAATCTAACTTGGTATTTAAAAACAGATGTAGTATTTCAAAGAAAGTTTGATAATGTGATGGATGAGTTCCTTAACAACTACAATCCCGTGTACGATATGAACAAAGAAGATTTAAAAAAAGAAGTTTTCTCTTGCAAGTCAGAAATTAAATCACTACATTTGGAATTATCCTGTCTAAAAAAAGAACAACGAGAGAGTAATAAAGTACTAAACAGGGTTGAAGATTTGTACAATATGGTTGCTGAACGCACTCGCAAAGGTACAGAGAAAGAAGTTCTAATTAAATTAAATCATTTTTATAATGGCTTATACCATTGAGGACATAGACAAAATAACAGAATATAAAACTTGGAACGACAAGAAAAAGATTGATACTCTGTTGGAAATAGATTGTGAGATGTATACCAATCTCGGTATTGAATCACCTAAATCTTTAAGAGAGTTAACTAAAAAAAACTCGAGAAAGATTTACAGATGCATCAAGAAAATAAATCCAACACTTGGCTCGTCTCTTCTTCACGCCCACGATAGCGAATAACAATGCCAAACCGCTCGTCAGCTTACGACAAAGAAAGACTTAATCACATTAACTTCTTAATGGATACAATAGCTGACTCTTCTAATATAATTTATGAGTGCTTGGTTGATAGGGAGTTTGAACCTCTCAAAAAAGAAATACCTAATTTGATATCTCTTCTAACAGAGATTCAAAATTCTGTAGAGGATGAAATATAATGACTTCAGACCAAGACTTAAGGGAAACAAAAGGAAAGCATACGAACACATAAACAAAGCGGAGCGTAGGATACTCGTTATAGGAGATATTCACGCTCCGTTTACGTTAGATGGATACTTAGAATTCTGTATAGATACTTACGCTAAGTATAATTGTAATCAAGTTATATTCATTGGAGATATAATTGATAATCACTACGCCTCATTTCATGCTACCGACCCTGATGGGATGGGAGGCAGCGATGAATTAGATATTGCAATAAAGGTAGTAAAGAAATGGGCTAAGTCTTTTCCAAAGGCTGACGTTACAATTGGAAATCACGATAGAATTATAATGCGTAAGGCTTTTGATTCTCAGATACCAAGCCGTTGGATTAAATCTTACAACGATGTTCTTGGTACAGATTGGAATTGGGTAGAGCAGATAGTATACGATAACGTTCAGTACGTACACGGAGAAGGAGGAACTGCTCGTACTAAATCTAAGAATGATATGATGTCTACTGTGCAAGGTCACATCCACACACAGGCTTATTGTGAGTGGAACGTAGGTAAGAAGTTTAGAATCTTTGGGATGCAGGTTGGTTGTGGAGTAGATGCAAAGTCATACGCAGCAGCGTATGCTAAAAATTTTAAGAAACAAGCAATAGGTTGTGGCGTTGTTCTTGGTGGACATACCGCCATCAACTGCCTAATGGATTTGTAAATGAGATTTGAAACAGATAAGGATTTAAGTCGAGAACACAAAGCTATAAGTACATTTGTAAAAATGTTTGAGGGTTCGTTTAAAAAACTTGACCCTAACGATATAGACTATAGGGTTTATGATAGAGAGGGAACTCTCGTATCATTCGTAGAAGTTAAAGGTAGATTGCGCTCATTATCTAATGCCTTCCCACTACCTGTCGCAGCACGTAAACTTGTTAAGTTAGCTGATAAAAGATTAAATCCTATAATGATATGGGCTTGTGATGATGGGATAATATATTCAAGTGTTACATCACTTTCAGGTACTATAAAGTGGGGAGGTAGAGCACCACGCCCCGGTTCATATAACGACCAAGAGTTAATGATTTACTTTGAAATGAATACAGATACAAATAATTTTAGGTCTATACCATATGGAAAATAAAAACAAAAGTTTTGTCATAGCACTCATTGTGAATGCTATGACTTTCTATGTACTCTATAAGTTATTGAAGTGGTGTCTTTGAAGACACTATTGCTTATACTTTTCTTTTAGCTTTTTAATTCTTGCTTTCTGTTTAGCGGTAGCACTATTAGGTCCGTATAGCTTGTCATACAAATCAGGTTGATACTTTTTGATACTACTCTTCTTAACACCTCCACCTTTTTTTGTATTACTTTTCTTTGTTTGAGTTCCGTATCCCGGTCTATAAGATTTACTTACACCAAACAAATCATAGTAGTCTCCTTCTATAGCATCCGCATTGCCTGTCAATAATTTAACAAGTGCAATTGGTGTGTCGAATTGAAACCTTGCAAAAATCTCAGCCAATGGTCTTAACATTCCTACAACTAAACCGTCTTCCTTCACCCCTTTACGAACCTTACCTATCACACTTGTGAATGGATTAACACCATCACTTGCCATACTTCTCTTACCATCTAATGTATCTCTAAGGCTCTCTAACCCTGCTCCAATAAACGGAATCTGATATAAAAGATTTAACCCTAAGGCTGCATCTCTTAATGCTCTGTATGCCCTGTCTTTTTCTGAATCAGTTTTAGCAAAGAGCAATGCCGGTGAGTATGCTGCAGCGGTAAACAAAACGTTAGCTACACTATAGTTTAATACGAACTTTCGTAGGTCTGCTTTCTTAGGTACTTTCTTATTCATAATATCTACACCTATAGACATACCTGATTGACTTACGTTGTTCATCATTAAGTATAGAGAACTACCGAACATAGTAAAGAACCTTGCAAAAACATTACTGCTTTGTTGCATCTGACTCTTCTCCGTTGCTCTTCTTGTTTGCTGAGTTGCATTGAAGTCATTGAACAATCTCAACGCTTCAGCTTTACTCATACCATTTGCAATGTTTCTGTTATACAAAGCCTTATATCCAAGCACCCCTAAGATATCACCTGCTACTGTAGTAAATCCTAAGGTTTTATTTAAGGCTCTCTGTGCTCTACCTAATCTTCCTTGTTGAGCCTTGATTTTCTTAAACGTTCTGTTACCTGATTCAAGACCAAAGATATCTCCTTCTAATCCTTTCTTAATACGATTATCAAATGTAGCAGACACCTCTCTTGCTTCCTTGAGATTTGTTCTCAACATTACCAACACCTTTGCATAGTCATACATAAACATAGCAAGGTCTAATCCCGGTATGTTGTTGTTCTCTTTGGTAGCAGAGTATTGTTCGAATGCCTGTATAAAAGAAGCCATCTGCTTAGGTATCTGAACAATCTTAAGTGCCAATGCAAAACCTGTGAACGCACCTTGTGATTTAGAAACAATATCATTCTCAACACGAGGACCTGAATCAGGATTGATTGCATAGTTCAATGAAGTTTTAAATAAATTCTTAAGACCTGTAGAGTTTAATACGTTCTGTATAGATTGACTCTTAAGAATCTCATTCATTTGTTTTACACCTAACGCATAAGCCTTATACTTTTCCATAGACTTAACGTGTTCTTCCATCACCTCACTAAATGATAAACCAATTTTTACATCTTGATTCTTATTGGTACGTTCTTTTAATGCAGGAGCATACTCTGCACTAAACACTTTACCAAACTCACCCGAGCCAATCATCTCTGATGTTATGTCGCTTTTGTTTATGGTCTGAACAGGAAAGTAATTCTCTACGTATCCAAGGTTCACATCATTAGCTTGAACATAAACTGCGTTTGTTTGCTCAAAGTAATCGTTAGATAAAAATTCAACAGTCTGCTCAACCAATGCTTGATTGTCAGGTCCTATTTGTTTTTTAATCTTTTCTATGTCTACATTCTGCGCTTCTAATTTTTTTCTTTGAACATCATTCAACGATAGAGCGTATAGGTACATAGCTTGGTCTGTTCCAATTCCTTTTGAAAACTGATTGTTGTGTTCAGTATCTGTGAAATCATACTTAACTACGTTAGTTCCTAAAGAATATTTCCATTTGCTCCAAGTCTTTCCTGTAGTGTCGTTAGCCATTGAATCCATTCTTGATTCAGTTTCTCGTACACCTTGAAGATTGTTCTCATCAAATTCGTTTAGTTGGTCATAGAATATCTTAGTAAACATTCCGTTAGAATATTTATCAAGAGTTCTTGTCATAGTTCCTAAATGTCCTACGGTGTTTCTCATAAACCTACTAATAGAATTAGCATTAAGTTTAGAGTTATCCATAAACTGATTTAAGAATTCAGAAAGACCTGCCTTGAAACCACTCTCTTTGTACGCCAACATTATAGCTTCCCTCCTTGTTTCTATAACTATGTCACTTAAAGGGTTACCATTGTCATCAAATAAAACATCAAAGTCATTTAGAATTTGAGATTCAAACTCTTCCTTTATTGCATTGGTCTCTGCTCTTCTTGCCTCTCTTCTGTTGTTTAATCTTGCAAGAGATTCTCTTCTTGTGTTCTTTACCTCAGCAAACAATTCATTCACTTGCTCAAGTTCCATATTCATAACGTCAGAGAAAGTGTCTAAGGCTAACTGTGTGTCATAGATAGCCCTCTCTCTCATTGTTACTTTCTCACCTGCTTCTATCTTAGCGGCAATTTCATTGTACTGCTCTTCGTTTATTGCTAACTGCATTTGTTGAAGACCTTCTAAATCATTCTTTAAAACCATCTTCAATATATTATCAGCAGCTTTAAAGTATCCTTGACCTATAGCATCTAACCCTGCACTTCTTCTTTTACCTGAAGCAGTACGCTTGGTCTTAGATTTAGAAGCAATCATCTTAGCCATCTTCTTAACTAATTCATTCTTCATTATCTGTCTTTGCTCTTGCACACTCTCAAGAACTTTAACTGCCTGTCCTTGGAAGTTAGTAGGTGTTGTTGAATTAATTATAGACAACAACTTGTTTATACTTTTTCTTCTGTAGTTTTTAGAATCAGGAAGAGCCTTTCTTATAAAGTTTCTAAGTCTTCTTTGTGCTTCAGTAATATTATCCTTACCTATTTTTCTTTGCTTTAATGCATTTCGTATAGCGCCTATCTCTCTTGTTACCTGAGGATTGTTTCTAATACCAAGTTGTCTGTCTAAAGCAACTCTCATTTCCATTTGAATTTGAGAGTCTTGTCTTTTATACACACGAGATTCTACTAACAACTCTTGAGCCTTGGCTCTAATCTCACCAAAAGTTTTAGTTCTTGTTGTTCCTCTACCTCCTCTCGGTCCTTCTGTAGAGAATGATTGAACACCATCTTTTATTTCATTAAACAATTCTAAGCCAACTGTAGCACCACCCTCTACATTACCAAACTCTTTTGGCATAGTAGTCATAAGGTCTCTCTGTACCTTGATGGCTTCTGATATTCTTGTTGCACTTAAACCCCTGTCTTTTAATACAACTCGTATCGCATCATCAGTAAAGCCTTGCTCTCTTGCCATTCTAACAATAGCATCAGGCGAGGTGTCAGGCGCTAAGCTAAGTTGTAGCGCATCGGATAGTACTGCACTCTCAGCTTCTTTGAAAGCCTTGTTCTCCGATAAAAGGTCTACGACTACCGCCTCTGTAAATTCATCAAGAGACAGGTCTTGTATTTGCTCCGCACTTAACTTAGATATACCTGTTAGTTTTTTTACGAAATCAAACAACTGCTCCAACCAAGCCTTAAAGTTTTTCTTTTGTGCAGCGGTAGCAAATGAAGCACCTTTGTTTCCTATTGCAGTAGCAAGGGCTTCTTCAAGAATGTATGCTTCAATCTCAGATTCTGTAGCACCATCAGCAATCATTTGTTTTATAACCTTCTTGTATGACTTACTGTTTCTTACATCAGATTCATACTGAGTTCCTTTTACAAGTGACAATCCTTTCTCGTATGTCTCAGGAGTTAAAGCCTTAGCCGTGTTTAACCACAAGTGACCGAACTCGTGAACCGGTGTGTCATAGTTTTCAAGGGCAGGATTCAAGTATAGCTTACCATTGTAAACTGCACCATAAACCTTTTGATTTTTAGTCATTAACTTCTGAGCATTGAGTTCAGATGTTAGTTCATCAAATGCTTCTTGACTTGTTACTACCTCTGTGTTAGGGAAAGACTTTGTAAGTTTAGTTATAAATCTTTCGTAGTTTGTTTTGGTAGCTTCTGTTACTTCAAAGTTAGTTCCTGCTTTCATTGAGGCTCTACGCATCTCTGCGCTACGTGCTTCACTTGCAGTAGTATTTCTTGTTGTTGCCTCTGCTTTAACTTCTCCTGTCTTCTTATCTATCTTAGCGGCTACCTTCTTTTTAACTATACCATCTACCTTAGCGTTGATTGTACTTAAAGCATTCTTGTTAACAGACCAAAACGGAACTGTGTTTTCCATCATAGCAACTGCCTCACCTCTAATATAAACAGGGTAGTTTTTATGTGTTTTTATTCCTTCTGCTTTTTGTTGCTCTTGAGTTACAATAGCATCATCAATATTCTCTTTTGTAATAGGGTTACCATTCTTGTCTGTGATTTTTAAAACCATAGTCATAGAACCCATTGGTAAATCAGATGCAAACTGCTCTACATTTTCCGCTCGTAATGATTCTTGTGTCACCCCTTCAGCAGCAAACAACTTACCAACCTTTGTACCTGCTTCAACGTTAGCTAAAGGAAGAACTGCCTTGAAGATAGCAGCCTTAGTATCTACGTCCAACTCCATAAACAATCCTTTAAACTCTTCTAAAGACTGAGACCTTTGAGCGATTGCATTTACTATATCTGTTTTACCTCCAAACTTTTTATTAGATAAGTCTTCCATCATTGCTTCAAAGATGGCTTCACTATTTTCTGACTCTTCAACTTTTTCAATAAGAGAATCTAATAGCACCACGTTTGAGTCTACCGCAGAAGGAGACATATTGTATACGATAGCATAGTCAGCACCAATAGAACCTTTTATAATCTCTCTTGCTGCATCAACACTAATAGAAGCCCAAGCTATTTGCTTACCATACACTCCCTCTTGTAATGGAAAGAAAGGTCCACCCATTCTTTTTTCATCTACCTTTAATTGGTCAGCCATAACAAGATTGATTCTTTTACCTTCCAAATCTTGGACCTTCATCTTAGGAACTTTACTTTCAAGTTCCTTGTTCTCTGTAACAACAACAGGAGTAGGAGTAACCGAGGTCTCTTCAACCACAAATGATTTCTCACTTAGTTCAGGTTGAATTTCTTCCATCAATTCTGTCGCTCTCTTTTCTAATTTCTTTTTTCTCTCAGGAGTAATAGTGGTATCATCAAGTTGGAATTGTTTTTTACTGTCAGGCTCAAGCATATTTTTAAGGTCATTAACCTCTTGCTCTAATTCAGGTGTAACCTCTTCGGCTATTACCTCCTCTTGGGATGTAACCTCTTCGGCAATCTGTCCTTCAGTTTGTACTCGTTCTCCCAACGTCTCGCTATCTTGGGTTTGTTCTTGTGCATCCACGCTCTCTGTGCTTGACTCTTGAATGGCATTGTCTTGTGTGTTTTCGTTATTAACTATATCAACTTGTTCTTCAACCAATACACCCTCATCATTCATTACTATCTTCTTAGGTGTAGTAACAGGCTTGTTAGACGTTTCATTCTCAGCAGCAGTAATTCTTTTATCTACTTCTTCAAAAGCCTCTTCATCATTGTCTACTTGTATCGCAGACTTAAGTAATTTTTTGTTATTTAATTTTTCTAACTCTGCAAGGAAAGCCTCACGTGTAAATGTCTTACCATTTATGGCATACTTCTTAACTCCTGTTCTTATATCTGAACCTGACTGTTGTTCTTGTACACCAATTACCCCTTCACCTGCAAGTAATACTTGCTGCTCATCAGGTCTTAGTTTTTTGTTGGTTACAATATCTGATATCTCTGTATTAATATCTTTTATCTTTTGAGAAAATACTTGCTTCCTATTTGGAGTAGAACTTAACTCATTTCTTGCTGCTAATAACTTTGATAGTCTTGCTTCTATTGCAGGAGAAGACTGAGACATTAGAGCATCTGTGATTTTGTTTCCACCAATACCCATTAGGCTTCTTGCTTCTCTTCTTAAACCAATATTCTCTTGTATCAGTTGGTTTTGTTCAGGAGTTAACTGACCTAACGTTTCCATATTGTTAGCGAAATTCATAATTCGCTTATCACTATAATTCAATGTAGAGAATCCGTCAAGCGACATCATAGTGTTAGCTATATCTAACTTAGTCGTTGCTTGGTTATCCATAAAAACATTATAGGCTGCCATAGGTGTGTTGTTACCTAAACCACCAATCATTTCAGCCGCTATCTCTTTACCGTCTAACTCTTGACCTGCTACTACCTGAGCAAGTGCTTCTCCAACACCTTCAGCAATAGGGTCAAACACCACTCGTTCAGCACCTACCGCTGCTACCCTTGCAGTTCTACTCGCTAATAATCCTGTTTTAAAAACACGACCTGCTAATCCCATTGCAAAGAAATCTACCGCACCAATAGTTAAACCTCTTTTTAAACCTATCTCTCTACCTTCGTCCCACACTTCCTTATCTTGGAGAGCCATCGCCAACTCTTCAGGATTCATTACATTGTACCTCTTACGTGCAGCATCCATTACTGCATTGGTATACTCTAAAGCTACCATTGTAGAAGCGAACCCTGTTCTGAAACCATAACCTGCTCCACCTACTGCACCTGCTGCAGTACCTGCACCGGGAACAACACTACCGTATACTGCTCCTGTACCTGCACCTGCTGCAGTACCACCTATTATTAACTTATATCCATATGGTAACATTTGACTCATACTCTGAGCCGCTAAGGTTAAGGCTAATTCAGCAGGATTATCTTTAAACACATCAAAGGCTTCTTGAAAACCTCGAGCATTGTGCCATCTTCTTTGAGTACGTCCGGTTTTACCCGTCTGTGCTTGTTTCATATACTCAATAATCTTTGAAGCTACCTCTTCTGTACTTGAATCGCTATCAACATCTTCAATGCCTAACGACAGGGCTAATATCATATTACCAACCTTCCCGTTTGCTAACCCACCTTCCCAAGCATTAGATACGGAAGACCAATCATCTACGTAAGCATCACGTGCTTGTTTATCTACCTTAGCATCAAGCCAAGTTCTTGAAACTTGATAAGCATCAGCAGCTAATTTTTGATTGTTTGCAGCGGATTGGTACTCTTCGTTTATTCCTCTGATTAATTCTTTTTCTAAATCAGTCTTAGGTACAATCTTAGTTATATCCTTAGCAGGTACACCAAATTGCTGAAGAGATTTTACGTCAACGTCATCCATTATCGCATCAGCTTCTTGTCCTTTGTATGCAGCTATTTTAGATTGCTTTCTATATTGTTTATCAAGAACTAAATCAAAGTCTTCACGGACTCTTTGAAATTCATCTTGATTTACTTGAGGTCTTAATTCGTCTGCCTCATCATTTAACTCTTTTAATATTGCTTCACGGTCACTTCTCTTTCTCCCATTGACATAGAGATACCCTAACTTTTCTTGTTCTTCTGCTGATAAATCTTTTTTGTAATAAGGAGAATCCTCGATAGCACTAATGGTAGACATAACTTCTTCATATCTGTCGTGCATCTTTTTGTATGAACCGTAATCTAAACCTCTGTCTTTGTAAAACTTATTAGCTTCTCCGTCTACTCTGTTTATACTCTTCCAACTTCCTTCAGAAAACTCAGCAGCTTTTTCAGGGTCATCAAAGTAGAAAACCTCTCCTCTTTTTACTGCTTCTTCATAGGCTTCTACACCATCAAGTTCTTTCCACCAACTTGGGTCACTACCATAGAAATCACCATCAGCATCGGGGAATAATGTAGGGTATACTACTTCTCTTCCATCTATATTTGCTGATTGAAATTTAACTGTAGACTCAGTTCCGTCATCGTTTAAGCGTGGAGTTTTTCTTAAGTTGTTTGCTCTTACTGCATTTGTTATTTCATCTTGGTTTTCAGGAACATCAGCCGCAGCGTGTGCATTACCCTTTACGAAACTTCTTAATGCTGATGCTTCTTTGTCGTTAGACATTATGGTTTGAAGGTCTATGGTTTTAGTAGAACCATCAGTAGCTATAACTTCCATAGCATCTCCCATTCCTACCTCTCTAAATACAAACCCATATTTTCCATACAGGTTAGTAAAGTATGATATAGCATCTTCTTCGTCCATCTCCATAGACTTGGCATCTGTTGCTGCTAATGCTGCTTGAAAGTCTTCTGTTTTTAGCGCTGCTTCTCTGTCTACTATAAGGGTTTCATTTGCTACTCTTGCAGCATCCTCTTCTTCTTCTTGTCTCTTACTTAAAAAAGGAGCATCCTGTTCAGCAACTTCAGCAGTCTTTTGAAAGTCAGCAAACTGTTGCTGAATTGCTCCATCTACCTGCTCTTGTGAAGGATACATTCCTATGCTCTTCATAGGATTTCTGTAAAAGTCTTCTCCTGTATCTTGTCCTACAACAGGAGGCTTTCTTGAGAGTAGTTCTTTTAACTCTTCACGGTCAGTTGGAAGGGTCTTAATCTCTGCAGAACCCGAAGAACCATCTTCCCCAAGTAATTCCGAATCGTCTTTTTTTTTTACAGGTGGTGTCTTTGAAGACACTCCCATAAGTACACCAAAGTCTTCTTTAGATTTTCTGTATCCTTGATTGACAAACAACTTATACATATCTTCACGTGCATTGTTGTTTCCCTTCATCAATACTTTGAATTCATCTATTGATTTACTATATCCATTTTCAACGAATAATTTATATGCGTCTTGTATAGCTTGTTCGTTCATATTACTTTTTATTAATATTGTGAGCCTACCCCTGATGGATTAGTTTTTTTCTCTGCAGTATTTCTTCTACCACTTGTCCTGTTGCTATTTTTTGTGACCGCTGCTCTATCTCCTACAGTAAGAGACATTGTTGCGATTTGGTCAGATGCTCCACCTAAGTGAGCCTCTTTAGATAAAGCTAATAATTCATCTACAAATTTAGCAGCTTGAGCAGGGTCAAATCCATCATCTGCATCTAAATCAAAAGTCTTAACTACTTTGCCTTCAGCATCTTTGATGTCAATATTGTCAAAAGCGCCTGAAGTATCTACAGTATATGCACCTAAGCCCGGTAGATTAGCCACAACTCCTGTTAAGTTTTCTTTTGTTTTTGCTTCATCATCAGCTACAAACATATTTGGTTTCAGACCTGAGTCTTCTCTCACAAGTCTATCATATGCAGCACTAAGGTCTTCTGTACTTGTACTTTCACCTGCACCGAATCCTGTAGAAGTACTATTAAATGTTTTACTTGCGTTAATACCACCTGCTTTTATTGCGGCATTTACATCTTGAATTTTATCGTTGCCTTTTAAGAAGAAGTTAACTGCTCCTCCTACCCATTGTTCTTGACCTAACGTTTTACTATCTGCACCTGTAAATGATATTGTCTCTGAAGGTGTACCGTCAAGGAATGTTACAATAACACTATTACCATCTCTGTCAATCTCATCGATATTAGGGTTCGCACTTCTAATAAATGAAATAGCTTCTTCAACTTCATTTTCATCTCCATAATAAAGTTTAGAAACATTACTCATAATGTTTTTATCCTTCTTAAGTTTGTCGCCTTTGTTTTTATCTGTTTGAGACTTGTCGTTCCACTCATTAAAAGTTTTAATCTCAGAAGTTTTGTCAATCTTATTACGTATTGCGTTACGCATATAGCCATACACCGCATCCTTTTGCTCATCAGCATATGGATTTCTTGCTTTATCAAAAACAGGTTGAGGACCTTGAGCGGTTCTCTCCATTAATATAATTTCTCCTTTACTGTTTTTAGCTTCCGCTTCATCAAAAGTAAAAGTGTAAGCCTGTCCATTTTTCATACCAATACCATTTGTTAGTACTGATGTCATATTAAATAGATTACTCATTTGACCACTAATGTAATCGTCTTCCGCTTCTATGTAGTAATTAATAGCCTCTACTGCCTTAGGGTCTATGCCTAATGCTTCAGCTTCCTCTTTGCTTATTCTTTTAAGCATAGGGTCAACACTTGTAAGTATTTGTGCTGCTCTTGTTCTACTACCATCCTGTGTTTTAGCAACAACCTCCCAAGCACCTACGCCATCTACCCACGCTTGTGTGGCTTTGTCTACGTTATACTTATCAAACTCCCCTGTTAACTGTCCTTTTAATGCACTAACTGCCACAAGGTCATTTGGGTTTGTTGACATTTCCATAACCCCTGTCTCAGGATTCTTGTATTTAAAAGCAACGCTTACCTTTCCATTCTCAGGATTAACGTATAGTTCACTACGATTAAAGTCAGCAAAGCCTTCTGCGTTTTCCATAAGCCATATCTCTAATTCTTGAGATGAGGCATCAGGATTTTGAGATTTCATACGCTCCATTTTCTTAGCGTATACATCTTGATAATCTTGCATCAAACTAAACGCTTGGTCTGTACCGTCTGCTAAGTTTTGACGGTTTACAAGAAAGTCATTTAACTTAAGGTCTCCTGATTTTAATGCAGCAATTTGTGTTTGTAATGTTTTAGTTGCAGTCTCACCATACTTTAATCCCCACTCTCTAATAGATGTGGAATCACCCTGTGGCTTATTTGCTATGTTAGCCATAAACGCATCAGTAGAAGCGTTAATGTCTTTAATTCTTTCAGCCCTTACCTCTCGCTCTTTAGCTAAGATATTAGTAAAGTTTTCACCTATCTCAGCCCAATTTAATTCAGTCTGAGGGTCACGAGGTTCGTATTTATAATATGTTCCTGCCATTGCTTACGTGATATTAAACGGATTTGGTGTTCCATATACTCCTTGTTGTTGAAGGTTATACAGGTTTGGGTATAGATTTGGGTCTAACTGAAATGGTGATTGAGGTTGTTGTTGTAAAGCCTTAAAACCAACGGTAGGTTGATTACCAAATAAATTTGGGGCTTGTAGGTTTAAACCTGTCTGTAATGCAGGATTTAAAGTAGTTCCTGTTGACATTATTGTACTACCAATAGGGGGCACGGTATTGTTCTCAGGAGTTACGGTCTTAACATTTGAAAAGTCTTGTGGTAACATAGCTGCTCCTTGCTTTATAAAACTCAAAGTACTTTGCACTCCTTGTTGATTAGCTATGTTTGCTTTTTGTTCTGCTACTGCTGCGGCTTTTTGTGCACCTTCAACTTCACTTAAATCTAATTGAACACCAATATCTCTAAGCCTTGAATCTTCTTCTACTTTGAACTGCTCTATTTGCTGCATATCAGTATTCATAGCATCACGAACTTTTCCTTGCCCTTCATTCTGAGCAGCAAGTACTCTACCTGCGGTAGCAGCGCCACCTCTTTCGCTTTCAACACCGGCTTCTAATGCTTGAGAACCTGCTGATAAAAGCGCTTCTCTCTGTCTTTCGTATGGTTCTTTTTGTATTGATAAAGCATCCGCAAAATTAACTTCAAGTTTCTTACGAGCCTTGTTCATTTTTTCTTTAGCGGCTGCTTCAGCCTCCATTTGTTTTCTACGCTGCTTCTTAGCCTGTCCAAAAGACATACCTGCACTAACACCTGTTGCCGCTAAGCCAACTCCTGCGCTAATCAACATTGCCGTTCCTGTTGCTACACCCATATTATAGTTTTTTTATCATCTCCGTTGTGTAAGAATCTCCGTTGGTGTATCCTAAGGATAAGTACGTGTCGGCTAATGCTTTATGCTTTATTAAAGCGTACGAGTATTTTGCCCCACTATTCTTACATATGTTTGTAAGAGTATCAATTAAAAGTACAATAGCTTCTTTTCTATGAGGCTTTTTTCTATATGTCCTTGAAGACACTATCCAATCGACCCAAGCTACATTTGAATTAGTGGTATACAAAAAACCTGCACATACAGGTTCGTCACCATCTAAAATCATTATACCACCCTCCCCGTTATCAGGTAAAAAATCTCTTAGAGGTGCATCCCACTTCCAATCTTTCCACCATTTGCAGAGAATATCATCGTAATCACTACTATTGAGAGGTCTAATATTAAACTCCATACACTACAAAGATACTAAATTTTAAGGATAGCTTTTCATAACCTCCGACTCTAATGCAAAAAGGTTAATGGCATTTGTGTTTCCGTTTGTTATTGTAAATACTGCATAGTGTCCAAGAATACCGTGTGACTCTGCTACTGCATTCTTTATAAAGAATATAAAGTTTGTAGCTGAGGTAGGAGCAGTTGCTCCTGCCACTACATCTGCGACAATATTATTTGCCCCTTGTAATGGGTTTACATTTATATCTGTTATGTTTCCACCCCAAGTAATATTAATAACATCATCACCATTACGTTGTCCATAATAGATAGAATCTCCTATACTTACGATAGAACCAATTATAGTTGATGGTGAAAACACATACGTTGTTGAGTTACCTATGGTTAGGTTACTTATTGAATCACTTATACCATTTAAAGAACGTAATGCATACTCTCCAATAGAGGCAGGAGTTGTTCCACTATTTCTAATAAACGCATAGTATGATTGTTCCTTTCTTTCAAACCAACTGCTTTGAACAAATCCTGAATCTTGAATATCAGAAGTTACAGTTGCAGCCCAACTATCATCACCTTCTATGTTTAACGTTTTAAATAACTTGTTTTGTAAAGGTTCATCATTAAATACAGAAATAATCTGACTTGAATACTGCACTCCATAGTAGTTGTTTCTGACCTCGTTCGTGTTATGGCGGTAAATGTTACCTCCGTTAAATGTATAGAAGTAATTATTCATACCTATCATATAGTCAGGAAAATAAGAATAGAATGAAGTCCATCCTTTCACCCCATTGTCGTGACTTAATGTGTAATTATCTTTAACTGCTACCGGTCTATCGTCTGCCATAATTCTTTTTTTTAAGTTGGGTCACACGGACCTTTTTGTACTACAACTCCGTTTTGTACTTCAATCCAAATATTGTTTTCTATATGATAGAACCCATCTGCAGGACTCTGTGAACCGTAAGCATCAATAAAAATCCAATCGTGTATATTCGGAACGCCACTTGTTCCTGTTACAGGTGCGTTATACATTTGTACTACTAAAGGGTCATTACAAGCACCATCTGAATTTATTTGAGGCTTGTCAGATGATTGATACCCTGTAAGTAATACAGGACAATTAGCTTCTACTCCAAAACCTGTTCCACTACAAGGACCTACAAATTCAATGTTTATCATAGCAGGTGTGGGTGATGGCTTTGGTATAACCATTACAACCGCACCGGGGCTTTGGTTTGTTGTTAAAGAAACATCAGTTGCATCTATTGAAACAAATACACTTTGACCTGTGCTTACAAACCCCTGCCCTTGCACGTATTCCTTTTCAACAAGATTTCCTGAGAAGCCTCCTGCTACAAGACCGCAGTCATCTTGTGTGTTTCCAACAACAATAAAAGCACCTGCGTTAGGAGAGGCGTGATAGCCGTCTATAGGTGAACTAACCTTGTTGTATACTACACCGTTGAAAGTTGCTCTAACTCCATCAGGGACATCGTATGGGTCGAGTTTTATTATTATAGCACCCACGTCATTAGATGAATCTCCTGTAAACAAATCTAATTTGTATATTCCTTGATTACCACTACCTGAAATGGTTTCTCCACAAGGTACTGCACAAGTTACACAGACCTGTTCGGGAAGTAAAGAGCAATTAACCTGCTCTCTGCTCACCACTCCGTCAGAATAAAAACCATCTGCAGCGCAGGTAGTTAAATCTGCATCGTCATATACTGCTGATGAGTTTGTTAATGTTGTTCCGTCTAAATAAAATATTGCCATAATTTAACTTTCTTATTTTTAGCTACAAGGTTGACCTTGACTTATTGAATTTAATCCCGGGTCTACTGTACCTGTTTGAGCACATATTGTTTCTTGGTCTACACCACTTGCTCCTCCAATACTTCCACCTGCTGCATTTCCATCACAATCAATGTAAGAGTAACTCTGTCCTGTTCCTGATGTTGTAAACAAAGTGTATAATGAACAACCACTATCAGATATATCACACTTTTCGTAATCACCACAATCAACCGTATCGCTTGATTGTATAGTTGCATTAGGAGTATCGTTTGTTATCTCAAATAATTCACCACAGAAAATTGTAGTACCTTGATTTTGACCAACACCTGTTCTGTATTGTACTGTATTACCTGTTGTAAGGCTTCCAAACGTATCCTCTACAGTCCAAATGTACCCTGTATCACAATCTATCAATTTATATTTTAAGTCCGGTAAATCACCGCAATCACAACAAGCCGAAGTAGGTGAGTCTCCAAAACATAATTCCATTGGAGTGCTCGTTCTATAATCCCAAATCAAATATAACTTATTTCCTACTGAAGGCATATTGAATTCAGCAAAGTATGATGTGTTTCCATTAACAGGAACATCAATTGGATTAGCAGTATTTGCTACCGATAATAAATCCGCAATACCTTGTGGATTACTACCATAAAGTGTATTTGTTCTTAGATATTTGAACTTATCTGAGGCTATGTCAAAGTTATAGTCATCACCGTTGTTTACATTCTTGTCTGACATTATCTTAACAACCGCAGAGTTAGCCGGAATTACACCACCTCCTTGTTGACCAAAGATTTGTGCGTATAAAGAAACAATTGCTCCTTGACCCGAGTTAAACACCACCGTTTCTGAATGTAATGGAGATATAAATGTTCCGTCAGTCCATCTATACTTATCCGTTATCTGTAAACCTGCATCAGCAGTACCGCCTATGTGTACAAGATAGATTGTTATATCGTCAGCATCAGGACAATTTACTGTAAATGTTATATCAGTTCCAATTGGTCCTGAAATATTTAAAGAAACTTCTTCCTCATTTACTATGTCCTTGTTAAATGTTAACGTACCATCTCCTGTAGTTTGTCCTGTAGTGTATGTGTTTGAGTTGTACTCTGCAGTTATAGTTGCAGTACCATTGTTAATACCATAGTCAATATCAACATTACCAACTAACACACCAAGATTAAAGCAAACATCATATCCACCTTTTGTTGAATCGTTAATAGTTAAGGATTGGGTTACACCACAATCAAGACAAATAACTTCTGTTGGTAATTCTTTAGTATTAGATGAAAGAACAAACTCATTCATATAAGGGTCATATCCACCTAACTTTTGAGTATTAAAAGAATTATTAAATAAATCTCTAAACCAAGGTCTCATGCCTTGTTGAGATATAACTTCTAATTGTTCGTTCTGACCTGCAGTTCCTACAAGTCTAAGTACTGCACCACGCTTAGCATCTGTAAAATACTTATCAGCACCATACATAGCAAAACTCTCAGGGTTGTGACTAATACCAAACTCTTCACTTCTTGCAATCTGAGTACCTAATACTTCAGGAACAGACGTTAATGAACTACCACCTGCTGCATCAGAAAGTAAATTTTTACCTGCTAATACATACGATATTCTATCTTCTTGTAATACAAGTATATCAGTCCTTCTCCCTACTATTTTCATAGCAGGTCCAAACGATTGCTCTAATGCTTTAAAGTTTAACAAGCCTCCGTTAAATTCATTTAGTTTATTAATGTTAGACTCTGAATTATAAACACCACTATAAGTTAAATCTGAACTTCTTCTTTCTAAATCAAATAATTTAGAATCTGTGGTCAATGCTCTGTTACCTAAAACAAGTGGCTTACCTGTAATAGCATCTTCTATTTTATAACTTTCAACACCATTACCAAAAGCATAACAGTTAAAGAATTCTGTATTTATAATTGCAGGTATACCATTACTAACACTTTGGTTTTGAATATTTCCTTCGTGTTCTCCTATAGCAGAAATTGGATATGAAGTTGAGGACTCATACCATAAATCAGGTGCTGAATCTTGAGGGTCTGATTCAAATACAATTAAACCATTTGCTCTAATAACTTCTATATGCACATCTAAGTATGCATTTTTTCTTTTACCTCTATACCCTTTTGTGCTTTTTACACCAAGGTAAGTTCTTGTACCATCGTTGTAAAATTGCATATAGACATCACCCACATTACAAGGACGATTACGTACATCGCTTCCGTCTCCCGATTGGTAGTTAGGACCATTAACGCCTGTTCCTTCAGTATCTGCTTGTTGTTCTAATGAACCTGCAATATTATCCCCATTAAACCACTCTTGAAAAGATTGGTATTCTTGAGAAGCTACAAACGTAGCATCAACATCCCAAACCTTTTTAGGTACGTTTCTTCTTGGTCCTCTCTTACTTCGTATATCAATTGTTATACGAGACCCTGCAGGTACGATATAATCTATGTAAGTTCCCGGGTTATCAGGGTCTTCATAATCAACAGGATAATCTATAACCCTACAGTTTCGACCATTACTTTTTTTCTCTCCGTAATCAATCACAGGATTATCACCAACATCTGTATTAAAGTTGTTAGCCCTAATCTTCATATACGTTCCTGCAGGTACACTTTCTATAACTACACCCGAAGAATCAATAGGAGGTGGCTCTAAGAAATCTCTCTGTTGTCCTTTTTTCTCTAATACAGTTGTCCAAGTACATCTATCAACAGAGCCTGAAGTATCTGACTTTACAATTAACTCATCACCCTCTTGTATTTTCTGAGAATTTTGTCCTTCTAACAAAAAGTAATCTGCTCCTGACGTTGGGTCTCTAAAGAAAAAATTACTATAGATAACATCGTATGCTTCTTTGTCAGGCTTAATACAAAACTTATATCTTGTAGCCCATTCAGGCGCAATCTGCGTATCAGGTATGGTTACTATAATCTCATTCTTTGTGTCTGACAAAGCACAAGGTACGTGTATTGTATTGTTAGGGCTGACTAAAGTAGTTGATGAACGATTATAATCATCCATATAGACCATACCAACTTCATAACCTCTGTTACTATGCAAACTTGAAGGGTCTCCAATTTCTTGAAATGAAGAATCAGCTTGAGTTATTTTGTAATATTCGTATACTGTTTGTGTTGGAGTTACCGCATCAAAAAATTCTACTGCAGGAATCTGTAAAGACAATATGTCTGAACCCGGTGAAGTTATAATTTCAATAGGCTGACCTACTGCAGATATACCTCCGTCTCTTTTTAGTAATGAATCTAAACTATTTTGAACAGAACAATAAAAAGCATCTGTAAAAGTAGTTCCATTACAAGATGTTGGTACACTTTCAATGTTAGTTGTAACACCAATTTTTTCTGAAAAATCTACAGAAGTTGCTAAAGCGTATACACTACTAAAGTTTACCGGTAGTATGTACGTAAAGTCAATATTTGTTTCCTGTGTTTGCTGACTTGGAAAAGGTGTTTGACCTGAAAAACTATCGTGCTCAAATCTAAAAAGAAAAGATATTGCAGAACCTGCAACCAAATCTAAGTCCGTAAGGTCTATATTTAATACAGACTCAGGTATAATTTGATTAGTATCAATACTATAATTACCGTCTGTTTGTGTTGACTCAAGGTCAACTAATCCTATATCTTGTGATTCTAAGGATAATGTATACTCAAGTTTCGTTGGCACATTGTTTCTTGACAAAACATTACCCTCTACATAATTACCATAAACAAGTCTGTTACCCATCAAAGTTTGAGCCTGTGCTTTCAAAGGCACGTTATCAAATAGTCTGAGTATTTCAGAGTCAGGAAGTATAGTAAATATTTTACTATTATTAAACCTGTATGTGTATGTTGTATTATCTGCAAGACCTAAATCTTCTTTGTCAAGTTTTTCTATAATCTTTATTGTACTGCTATTCATATCTTTGAACAACAAGTCAATAGATTTTACAAGAGGACCTCCTGAGTCATACGTAACATCACACATATTTGTGCTATTAAGCATACCTGAATTCAAAGAAGTAATAGCGTTATATCTAAACGTATTTGGTATAAAAGAAGGGTTTGAAAACTGAGAAGTAGCTGAGTATTCCTTATCCTCATATCTATATCTATAAGCAAAACATATGAATCTATCTTCCAAGAAATTATCCTGAGAAGAAGTAATCAAAGGTTTTATTGAAGGCGCATTGCTTGGCGGTTTCTTTATAACAAGGATAGACTCTGCTGAGAAACCATCTAAATTATTTACAGGGTTACCATAATTTTTTCTAACATTAATCTGTCTTGGTTGATTATAGTCATCTGTAAAATAAAGAAGGTCTTCTACTTTAGATACACCTGTTATTAGATAATCAAAGCTAAAGTTTAAAGTTGTCTCTAACCCTAAACCTACCTGCTGCATTACACTTATGAGGTGATATGTTAAGATATTTGTCTTGGTGTCAAGCGACACAACCATATCTACAATTTGCAATGGCGCTCCCGGATATTCAAATTGAGGGTCGTGAACAAACCAATATACAGTTTCCTCCGCACCATCTTCAAAAGCACCAATACATCTTGCTGCTCCACTAAGAGGGTTTCCATTAAACTCTAATGTAGATAGTTTTTCATTTCCTTTTGAGTTCTCTACTGTCCCTATTTCAGAACCTTCAGATGAACCCATACGAATATTTAAGGCATCAATGTACTCACCGTTTGGAACGATTCGCTCATCGAGCATTTTATTCATCTTACCCTTAATGAAATTCCTTGTTACGTTTGCCATATTACTTTATCCACTTATCAGCACCTCGCATATTCATTAACAATCTACCCGGATGGATATTACTGATTCTTATTTTTGCGTTTCTTAGAAGTGCTCCTTTTCTTTTTCTTGTTCTTGCTATGATATATTCCTGTACATTTAGTTTAGAACTAAGTATAGCATATTCAATAGCAGCATAGATATAATCTTCAAATAATTTATTTACAGAAACTTTTGAGTCGTTTCCATTTTCCATACCATCTGATACATATTCAAGTATAATTAAATTATCCTGTATACTTGAACTAAAGTTAATCACTCCTGCTTTCTTGTCTATTGTGAAAGTTGGATTAGCATTTGCCGTTTCTGTATTTAGTCCAAACCTTGCCCCTACTTCAAAATCAAAATACCAAGAACCATCTACATTGTATCCCGGCATCCCATTAAAGTTTGGGTTGTTTGCATCTAAATAAATACTTTTCTTTTGCCCATTAATTCTATCAAAATCAATGTCAGAGAATTGTGGTTTTAAAACATTACCATTTACATCAAATAATATTCTACCTGTTTGGTCTTGAAGATAAGCTGATGAGGTAATTGTTTGAATGTTCTCAGTTAATGGATATAGTACACCATCTTTGTACATAGATATTCTAACCCAATTCACATAGTCATCAGGAAGAATGTATCTGAGAGTTTCGTTTATATTTAACTCTAACACTTTTATTTCTTTAAACGCATCGTAGTTTAATTCTTGTATTGCTCTCTTTGCGTGAAATAAAACCTTAAATCTTTCTTCGTTGTTTATAAGGCTATGGTTACCTGCGTACATCAACATAAAATTATTGACGATATCAAACAAGGAAACATATTGGTATGAACCCCAATTGTCGTTTTCAGGATTTTGACCTGCGTTTTCGTAATACTGATATTGTGATATGTATGCCATTAGTTCTCTTCTTGTGTGTTTTGTGTTTCTTCTGCTTGTGCAAACTGATAAACATCACCCTCTCTAATAGAGATACCTGCGTACTGCAAAATCTTAATAATCAAATTAACCTCATCATCTTGAGGTAATTCAAAGTTTTGAAAGTCAGGTTGGTTTTGGTCAAATACAGGTTCACCATTGGTTAACTGTAAGTACGTCCATCGTGGAGGTAAAGGATATCTAAAATACTGAGACATCACCTGACCAACAGATGTTAAAGTGTTCGGATATGCGCTTAACAATCCATTCTCCTGAGTGTATGCAGGATATTGTATAGTTGGACTTGTAAGTATAGAGTTGTTTAGCATAGTTATTTTACTATGTGTAACCTTTTCTGCCTCTTGCATTTTAGAATTAGCCGCTATAATAGTATAGGACAATCCAATTGCGTTTATAAAGTTTCCACTAACGGTTATCTCCGTTGGTGAATTAACTGACAGAATGGTCAGGTATTGAACCCCTGCATTCTCAACTGCTGCTATATCTCCAACACTTACATCTATAGTAAAATCTGCATTGGTATCAATGATTTTATTTTGACCACCAACTGTTGCAGTTGTTTGTCCCTCATCAATTATGGATTGATATATTAATACTTTATTAAGTAAATAGTAATCACTTCCTGTAGTTGAAGGAGATGGTAATGAATATAAATTATTCACCAATGGAGATGCAACAGGACTAAATGTATTTCCTCTTTGCGTGTATAGACCTGCGGTAACAGAAAAGTAATCTAACACCTCTTCTATACCTTTACGTATGTCTGCTTCACCCGTTCCTGATTGACGAGCGTTCTCTTTATTTATCTGATAATTGTACTCATAAAAGTAATTTTCGAATATATCTAACTGAGCCTGTTTCGCAAATAAATTGAAATCTGATGGCGATAGATAACCGTAGTTATTCTTATTAAGTACAGACAGAACTGTATTTCTAACTGAGTTTATCATCGTAAACTTTTTTACAAAGATAAGTAAAAAAAAAGAGGGTCTTAAAAAAGACCCCCTCCTTGGTTAGTTAGCGTTAATGCTATGCTTCAGATAAGTTCTCGAGCATCTTTAATGACTCTATCCCCTCGTCTGATGATAAGTATGAAGATACAATATACATAGGGTCTTCACCGTAAGGTACTGTAAGCATTCTACTTTTATTTGATGAAGTATTAAACCATACTTCTTTTTTATTTTTTCTAAATGCTATTAGCTTCTTGTCGAAGAACACTTGAACATTACCCTGTAGCTTCAGCATAGGGTCTCCAAGCACGTCTAAGAACACTTTAGGGTCTCTCTTAGCAAACACTAAGATATCACGCTTTAACTCTGCGGTAGACACCTTAGATGAGTCTGTTCCAAATATCACCCTACTTACATTCTCAAGCATCTCAATAGATAAACCTTTAGCCTCAATAAGGGCATCTACTTCAAGGTTTAAATTCTCAATAGCTTTCTGTGCATCTGCTTCTTCATTTACCTCGATAAACTTTTTTCCATTTAACGGATGGTAGTGTAAGAAACTTTGTAATACTTGATTTTCTTTTGCTACTCTCAACAGACCATACTCAAAAATGATTGGCTCTAATATAGCGTTACCATCTTGCTCATCTTCAAATGGGCTTTTTTGGTTACGTGCATAACGAAGTACTCGGTTTATACCTGTGTCTTCATCAAAATACATTAAAGGGAATCTACGTGAGTTACGTGTTGGCAGCATAAAAGAAAGAGGTGCTGCATCTCTTGTTAGTTTATAGACCTTGTCTATGAATACTTTACTTTTTTTCATTTGATATAATTTAAAATTAGAATTAATAAAGGGAGAGTGTCTTTGAAGACACCCTCCCATATTATAATCTGCTTACTCTGCGAATAAGAAGAAGTTGTTTGCACCTAATGTACATACCGCTCTCTCTGAAAGGAAGTGTACTTCCATTGCATCAAGGTCGCTATTTTGTGCACCACCTGCTGAACCTGTAATCCAAGTCTTGTAACGTCTGTCTTCAGTTTCTGAAGCACGGTAACGTACGTGTAGGAAAGGTCTCTTAGCGTTCTTACCAAGAATTTGGTCATATACTGAAGTAGAACCTGCAGGAACTAAAAGTCCATTAACTCTACCTGACCCTGCACCTGTAGGTAATCCACCTCTCATTGTTGGGTCATTCAAATATTTCCAATCAGACTTGTAGAAATCGTAACCTCTACGGAATCCTGTGAATCCTAAGTTCAATGCCATATCCTTATCGTTATCAAACAATCCGAATGAAGCAAAGTTAGCTGCACCTGTTGAACTATAACCGTTCAATCCTGCCAACATATCGTCAATATCAAATCCGAAATCTCTGTCTACAAAGATTACGTTTTCTTCAATTGCACCTTGCTTGTCTAACCTTGAAACTACTGAATCAAACTCAGTTAAAGAAGATGGGTTACCACCGCCCCAAACGTTACCTCTCTGTGCTACCACATAGAAGATACCTTCAGAACCTTTGTTACCTACATCACCTGCAGCACTTGCTGCACCTGAACCTGCTTCTGCAGGAACTGCTTCAATCATTGCAGTCTCAAGATAATCGTCAAAACGCAATCTTGTTTCGTGCTCAGACTTCAAGTACCATAGGTATCCTGATGCACCATTCTCAGTTGTTACTTCTACCCAACCGATTTGAGCCATATCAGAACCTGATACTGCATACTTGTCTTTGATGATGATTGGAGAGTTTTCGAAAATCTCGTCATCAGCTTCTAAAGAACCTTGCATTCCGTTTGTGCCTTTCTTGAATTCAGAACCATAAATAAATACAGTACATACTTCAAGTTGACCAAACGCTTGTCCACCTGCTTCGTAGTAAGCTACATCAAAAGTACCTGCTGCCGTATCGACATCTGTTACGATTGCTTTGTTTGAGCCACCACCTGCGTTACCTGTTACCATTACGGTTTGTCCAATACGAATAGCAATAGAACCGCTACCCGGTACTAATGTATCATTTACTGAGATTGTAGCCGTTAGGTCTGCTGCTGCACCACCTGATAAACAGTTTACATATTTAGTGTGTAGTCTTCCTTGCTCAGCCCATTTGATAAGGTCAGAGTTAGAAGGCATTTCTGCTCCTACCATTCTAAGGAATGAGGAGATTGTGCGGTTACCATATCTTTCGAATTCTTTTTCATAAGTATCAGGTAGATACTGATTTAAGAAATCAAAGTTTGTAATATAGTTACTCGCTAAAGGAACTTGCTCAGCACTCGGCTGCAATGCAAATCCCGGAGTTGGGTTAACTTGTCCTGCCATTTTTGTAATTTTTAGTTTTTAATAATTTATTTTCTACTTTTAATTCTAAGCCCTTTTCCACTATCGGGATTTACTGCTCGGAATTGAGTCCCCCCTTTTGTAGTAATCTCAGGTGTTCTACGCTCAGACATATTCACGTTCTTAGTCTTACGCATAACATCATCGACTGCTTCTGCTTTGCCTTGCTCATAAAAGAACTTAGCAAATTTTTCAGGGTTCATCGCTACGGAAAGTGCTCTATGGTATCCAACTGCATCCTCAACTAAACCATCCTCATTCAAAAACTTCTTTATGAAGTTCTGTGGAGTCTCGTGTTGTTTACGAATCTCAGTCTTATCCCCGGGGTTGAAGTTAACTTTCTTGTCTCCATCTACAGTAAACTCAAAACCTTTGAATTCACTTCCGAAAACTTCGTCAGTCTTTTTAACAAACCAATCTGATTTGCGTTTAGCTTCCTCCTCGTAGGTACTCGCCTGTTGAACATACTGCCTATAATCCTCCAATGCTTTCTTATCTTCGGCAGAAACATTGCTCCCACTTGACTCAAGAGGAACTCTGTATTTTTCTTTTTCAGATTCGAAATAATCTTTGGCTTTAGCAATAGCCTTTTTCTTTAATAACTTAGTTTTCTTTACAACTCTCTCTTCATCTAAATCTTCGTCATAGGAATAATCTTCCATCAACGCATCAATATCCTCAGAATCAAGTCCTTTTTCTGTAGCTACTAAGTAGTCTCTTAATATTTTATCAGGATTAGAATCATCTAAATCTCTTTGCAACTTAGCAAAGTCATCAAACCCACGTCCTGTTTCTTTTTTATATTTAAAGTAGGCGGCTACATCCTCAGGTAATTCTTCCCTGTCTTCACGAACCTTAGTTAATTCTTCCATAGAATCAACTTCTCTACCGTATTTATTTTTAATAAACGAAAGAACGTCTTCCTCTTTCAACTCCATTGGAGCATCCTGACTAACAACTTCCTTTTGTTCTGTCTCTAATTCTATTTGTTCAGAAGTTTCATTTTCAGAAACAACCTCATTATGTTTTTCCTCGTGCTTATCTAAGAGTTCTTGCTCAACTTCTTGAACTGACTTCTCTTCGTTGCCCGATACTTCTCTTACTTTAATGTCCATATTTTATTAGATTTAATTTTATACAAAGTTATACAAATATTATTTTAGTTTTAGACGGTTACCTTGGGTCGAACTCAGCAAGGTCAAATCCATCTAAACTATCTTCGTTGGATTCAAAATTTATAGAGGGGAGATTATTCTTTCTCTGATTAATCAGTTTACTTTGTTCAGTATTTTGCTGACTAATTCTTGAAGACTTTGCAGTTTCTCTCTTATCCTCTCTTTGCATTAAATTTTGAGAATCCAATCCTCTTAACTGCATATTCATTTGGAACTCTTTATCCATAAGAACACCTTTCAACTCAGCTTCACTTTGCATCTTAGCAATAGCAGCTTGAGATTGCGCCTGAATAATTTGCATCTTCATTTGCATTTCTTGTTGTTGCTTTTGCATTGCAGTTTGTGCAGCCATTTCTTGTGATTGCATTTGAGCCTGTTGTTGCATTGCTTGTTTTTGCATTGCCATCTGCTCTTCTCTCTCTTGCTTAGCTTTACGCTTAAGTTTTAAAAGTTGATTAGCAAGTTTCAGATTTTTTATCTCACGTATATCAATAGCATCTTCAAGGTTTATATCTCCTTTAGATAAAGCAATTTGAATATTTTGCTCTAACTGTTGCTTCTCTTCTTCGTCCGGAGCAACCTCAATGAATATACCAAAGTCGTAGATATACAAGTCCGATATGTCATTAAGTATGCTAACATTATATTTACCAATTTTATTTGCAAAATCATCTTTAAAGTCTGCATACTCTAATATATCACCTATCCTATAGGTAAGACCTTCAGCTATAGTTCTAAACATATACAAACTCGCATCAAGAATATGTCTCGTTGCGGTGTTAGAATTTAGTGCTGCTAATTTCTGAACTCCAACTAATGAGTTAGGGTCAGGCTTACTACCATCTCTTGCTTCATTCAATCCTGTTACAGAACGAATCATATCAAGATAGTGATTGTAGTTTCCAATAAGCATCTGTGTTTTTGCTGCACCCGAATTTGACGTAAGCTGAGTAATAGGAACTTTTGCGTTATTGTATTCTCCGTCCTGAGTATAACTTCTACCGATTACACTACCTGTTTGGAAGTATAATCTTAAAGCATCTGAAGGAGAGTATGCGTTTCCTGTTCCAAGGTCAACTTCATTTAATCCATCCGCATCAATGAAGACACCATCAGGTACAACCTTAGCTATAACCTGTTGTAATTTTAAATGAGTTATCTGTATTAAATCAGCGAATGGTATCATTCTTCTAACTAAAGACTCAATAGCGCCCTTATACATTCTTGGTGCTACTGCAACATAGTTAGGTAAAGCGTGTTGAGAGGAAGACTTAGGTCTTACCATATTCTCTGCTAACTCCCACTTTAAAAGATAGTTAGTTCCCATAACCATAACTCCATCGTACCAAACATCTATTGTCTTAGACATCTTAACAAAGTTACCTTCATCCATCATCTCTTGTGGTGGATTGAATTGGTCATCTTTTTCTATTACTTTCTTTGCCCCTGTTTCTTCATTAATCTTTTTCTTATAGACCATCTTCTTTGTGGTCTTATAATTAAAATACATTAATGTTACTGTGTCCCTGTAGAAAATATCGTTGTCGTAATACTGCGCAACATTGTAGTAGTCATACCAACTCTGTCCACTCTTGGCAACTTCTTCCATTTGCTCGTTAGTAATACTTGGGTCAATCTTTTTTAGTTCTGTTATATTAACAGTCTTTACTTCTCCCCAATAAAAACAATCTTTAAAGTGAGGGTCTTCTGTATAGCTATAAACAATATTAGCAGGGTCTACATATGAAACCTTTACACCTGCTCCCTGTAGAAACTCGTGCTTACCAACCGCAATACCTAAAGTAGCAAGGTCGTAGTCATATCTTTTTCTTAAATCTATGTAATGATTTTCTTCAAGGATTGTGTTAATAGCCTCTTCTTCTGCTATCTCGATAGCAGGTTTGTAGTTAAGCTGCATATACAATGACAACTCTTCATCATCCTTAGGTAAGTTATCGGGGTCTACAACGAATGGATTAGCGCCTGTCTTTTCCTGTATCTTTTCAAGAATAGGTTTAGCTACCATTTGTCCTTCAATCATATCTTGATACTTGCTTCTCTTAGATTGAGACATAGCATCTTGCGCATATGCTTTGACTTTAAAAAGTCTATCAGACATCCCATTAACTACAATGTCTACGAACTTAGGTAGGATAGGTACAGGTGTCCAATCTAAATTTAGATAAGACAAATCTCCGTCTACTGCTAACTCGTTTTTATATTTACCGACAGGCTGCTCTCCTCTTGCGTAGAGTCTTAACCTATGAAAGTTTCTCCATTGGTCATAGAATCTGCATTGAGTTCCATCCTTCTTGAACCATTCATATTGAATAGCCTGTCCGACCTGAAGTCCAAATTCGTCCGTAGCTTTTTCAGCATCGGATACAAACTGACTTGGAAACCCTGTCGATGTTATGTTTACCTTAACATCTTTCATTGAATAATTTCGCTTATTGTTCCCTTGTTATTATACCTTGCAAAGTTAATGTTTATTTTTGATTGTTTTTTTTCAGGTTGGTATAGGTGTTTCTGACACGCCATTATAGCCAAACCTGACGATATACTTGCATCAAACTTTGTTCTGTTACTTATATCGAACTTTGCCCAATCCTCCAAGGTCCTCGAAAAAGGCATCGTTCCTATGTCTTCTAAATCTTCATCTATGTTCATTCCTACATATTGTTCTATGTAAGATTCTATTGCAGAAGCGTGTGCTTGTTTTACTGATTCGCTTGTATTGGGTATCCCTCCCAACTCACGTTCTGTCTTTGATAATTTATTGTAAGTCTTATCAGGTCTATTCATACTAAACCCTCTATATCCTCTGTGTTTAAAATGGTATAGCAGCCTTGGTTTATTATTCTCACATAATAAAGGCATACCATAGAACACACAAGCCATTAATACATCTTCGAAAAATAACTCTGCCGTTTGTGGTCGAGCAATATATTCTAAGAAAAACTCGTTACTTGGAGCGTTATCCATATTAAACTTTGTTAGTCCGTGTAATGCTCCATTAGAACCACCGCCACCAACTACACCACTTATATCGTAGCTATCACATCCGAACGAGCCTATGTGTTCGTTACCCGGATATTTAGTTCCATTCTTAGTTATAATTCTATTAGTTAAATTCTTTTCAGGAGTCCAACTAACCAAGAACCTTCCGCTTTTATTAGGGCTAAAAATTACCTTGGTATCTTTTATTCCATTTAACCAACTAAAAGAACCTCTTGTAATATGATGTTCTGATATCAACGTATCATTGAAATCAACTTGTTGATATATCTTGGTTAGATTAAATAAGGACTGTTTGCTCTCATCTCTAAATGCGTGAGACTCTGTTCTTGGGAATTGCCTATAGAACTCATTCAAAGCATCAGCATCATTCTTTAATGAATCAACCTCAGCTTCCCAATAGTCTATAGCACCATTCTCTATCATTTCATTATCAACGCCTAACACAGGCTCATCTGTTTTCCTGAATACAGGCATCCCGTATCTATCAATGAATCCTTCCATATTCCATTCCATAGGAATAAAAAGATTATACATCCCACTTTTTGTTTGTCCGTTTGCATTACGAGATGTTACACTTGAGTCTTCAAATAGTTTCTTGAAATTACTACCACCCTTACTAAGAGCATTTGAAGTAGAACCCATCATACATTTACCTATAATCTTACTACCTAATCTCAAACAGGTTTTGGTAACACGCCAATTATTTAAAATATTATTAGGCTTAATCCATTTACCACTTTCATCGTGCACTAACAATAATAGTTTCTCACCATCATAACTGTTGTCATCTGTGTTTTTCCAATCAATAGTTGTATCAAGACCTTCAAGAACATCTTGCTCCACCTCGTACATATTCTTCTTGGTTATCTTAGAAGCAGGAACTCTAAAAGCTAATTCAGTTTTAGGTCTGTCCATACCGTCCATTATAGGTTTAAAGAAAAAAGGTAACCTGTTATTTATAGGAACTACTTTATCTGTAAACATTTTCTTTGCATCACTACCTGTCTTAGATAGTATACCTACCCTTGCATCTTTAGCGAGAGTACCTGTGTTTACACATTCTGCTGAAGACATAAATGAAAATCCTGAACGCCTAATTTTTAGATAGGTCATTCCGAAACTTCTCTTATCAGCTTTACAAGCCTCCCAATAAATAAAAAATATTCTGTTTGCTTCCCTGTAGTCGGGGTATCCTACGTCAATGCTTGTCCATTGAAGATACATATAATGAGAGCCTGTAATATAAGTTGGCTTTCCGTTGTTCATAAAGAACATACCGTCTTCCCTATAATCAAACTCACGCTCAATGTAATCAACCCATCTGTTTTTAAAATCAGATGACATTTCATTCCATTGGAATATAGATTGTATTCTATCTAAGTCTTTAGGTAAGTCTGTTCTTTCCCAAAATTGTTGTTCTTTTTTAGAGTGTCTTTGAAGACACTCTTTAGGTTCTTTAGGTAGCGCTATTGCTAAGCCACTTATATTTATTACAGAACCCACTTGTCCTGTCTTGGATATAACAACTACATTATACTTAGAGTCATATCCATACTCCCACGACTTAGCTTTGTTTTTATTGCTAAGTACGTTCTTAGGGATATAGTCCTCTAATGTTCTATACAGTTTATTTTGACCTTCTTTCTGCAAACCCTTGTTTGGTATCTGTTTTACTAATTCCTTTCTCAGCTAACTCAATAGCTTCTCTTTCTGATTCTATTCTATTCAGTATCTCAAAAGCATCAAAGATTGCTAACTTCTTTGTTGCAGCAGCATTCTTTAATTTGTCTGCAGCTAAATCATCTTCAGGGTCGTGTTTAATAATCGCTTCCTTCGCTACCTTTATAAGCTGCTCCACCGCTCTGTGACCTGCTTCTATTATTCTTAATTTTATTTCGTTTGATTTCATTTCTAATACGTTTTGTTTTCTTTATAGGAACATCTTCGTTTAGTTCATCCATCCAATCCCATTCTCTACTCATAATAATGTTTGTTGTATGTATGGTGTCTGTAATTAACTACAATCTCTTGTTCTTTTTTTATATTGTCTTCTGCAATTAAAATAGTGTTACTGTTGTCCTTAAAGTAATAAAACTTTGCGTTAGGATATTTAGAATGATTAGTATACCTACCTGCTATAGTTCTGCATCCATCCATAGTTCCGTACCCAATAACATCTCCTTTGTTGAAATCTTTTGTTGTAAAAATCCCCAAACCCTCAATGCTTGAGTCTTTAACCTCATAATTTTTATTACCAAAATCCACAACGGGACCTGCTTCTTTTATAAACTCATCTGACTCTATGTACTTATTTAAAAGTTCTAAATCTATATTAGCTTCTTTTAACATCAACTCAAAATCAGTCATTATTTCTTTTTTAAAAAACAAACCTGTATTAGTCTTGCTTTTTTTGCATAACCAAAATTATCATAAATATTTCTTGAATGATAAAGGTGTGATGGAAAAACAACAAGCCTATTATATCTTGACCTCAAGATACACATTTTCTCTCCTTTGTAATACAGAGTAGTCCCATCGGTTTCAGGATGCTCTGTGTTTAAGTAAAGTATCGCAGTTAAATCTCCCATCATATCATCTGTATGAATGAAATTTGGTTCTTCTTGATTCAAGGGTGACCTTCTTACAAAGTTTAAATCTGCTTTATACATAGGATAATGTTCATTTAAAAACACAACAAGTTGGTCAATACCTCTTGCATTTACATTCTTAAATAAATCCTCTCCTATCTGTATATCTTGAAAGCCTTCGTTTAATATGTCATCAACATATTTATCTACCCCTTGTATTACATCTTCAAATATTCCTATATTCATATTGACATAACTATTTGGTGGTCAAACATTCTGTAAAGTTTTTCATCACTTACGGTAAACTCATATTCACTATTTGGTTTATAACAAACCTTTGTCCCTTCTACAACCCCTTTGGATTTTAGATACTCATTAGGATACTTCATTATACCAACCAAAGGCTCTTCACTTAAAGGTTTGTAAATATATGAATCCTCTACGGGTGCAGGTTGCACAAAACAATATCTGTCAACTGCATTCCATTGTGTACCGTTATGGTACGCATAGAACTGTTCGTCTTCTATAAAAAACAAATCATCTTTAAAGTAGCTTTTACCACTTCTTTGTTTTCCGTACATATCGTTATAAAACTTAAAAACATTATGGTGTACTAACAAAAAATCTCCCACCTTTATCGGACCTTTATATCCAAGGGGGAGTTCAACTACTTCTGCTTCTCTATTAGAAAATTTAAAATCTTCTTCAGATGTGCTTATGATAATATCCAATCCGGATATTTCTTTTGTGTTGTTATATCGTTTACCTTTTAAAGGTTTTACGATAAATGCAAACGGTGATTTCATAATTTAATTTACGAGCCACAACCAATACAATCTATATGCGAATCAGTTGGTTTAACTCCATTTAATTTCATTTCAATATTGTGAATCTCATCAGCAATAGCCATTGAATCCATCCAATCATCAACCTTATCTTTTTCCATTTTAAGAACTTCGACCTTTTCGATTAGTTCTTTTCTTTCGTTATCCGTCATTAAATAAAGTTTATATTATATTCAATAGAGACGGGCATCGTTGAAGTAAACTCTTTCCAAAGTAAAATCTCATCTTCTTTTTGAATATAAATTAATATACTCTCTTTTTCTAAAACAAACTTAATTAAATGAATAGTATAACTACCATTTAAAACAGATTGCCCTACAATATAATGCATTGCTCCTGATTTGTAATCAGGACCTATTGAAATTTTTCTAATATCCATTAGTATACTCTAAGTTCAAAGTTTCCTTGGACAATGTCTGCCACGGTTGAGTTAAAATCTCGGTCTAATTTATCAATTGTAACTTGTCCGTTAGCTTTAAGATACCCTCCGAAAAAACATAAAGCTTTAGATTCTTTAGTACCACCATACCCATTTAACAATACAAGAACAGGTTGGTCTCCAAATGCTACAGTAGGTCTTATTACAATTTCATTACCGGAATCTACCCAAGTAAAAGTTGTACCTGTGGTATTATTAGCTTCTACTACTGAGACACTTCCTCCTGTCGATGAGAATATTGCTTCATAACTTGTATAAGGTAACGAGCCACCACCTGTTGGTGTTTCCCATTGTGTTTGAACTGATGTTCCATTAATAGACTTAATACCTAACACCTGCGTGTCTGCCGTTGGTAAGCTTTCAGGTAATGAAATTTCTTGTGCTGCTCCTGTATCAGGTGCTTGAAGAATAATTGTTTCCGGAGAGCCTTTACTTGCTCCTGTTTCAAGTTCTATTTTTCCACCTTCTGTACTTCCGTTTCCTGTAAGCTTTAATACTCCGTATCTAAAGGTTGGGTTAAGAGATGACCCAATTTGAACCTTAGTAAGTCCTGCAGTCCCTGTATCTAAAGTAAGTCCTACATTCCCATCTAATACACTATTGTTATTATATTGAATCTGAGCACTTGTACCTCCCGGTGCTGCAGTAGCAGTAATAGCTAAATTCCCACTACCGAGAATACTATTTCCGTTAACTGTTTTAATGTTTGTGCCACTAACTAAAGCAGTTTGTTTGTTATCAAAAGTAACAAAATCACCTGAACCTAAATATCCATCAACTAATCTTGTAGACTTAGCCATACTAAGCGAAGGAGTATTTCCTCCTGAACTTACTATTGGAGCAGTCCCTCCAACTGATGTGACAGTTCCACCACCACCACTAACTACAATATCTCCACTTCCTAAAATAGATTGACTATTTATAGTTTTAATGTTTGTGCCACTAACTAAAGGGTCTTGGTAATTGAAATCAATTATTTTTCCCGGGTCACCTGCACCACCATTAGTCATTGTAACTCCTGAACCTGTAAACCCAAATGTACCTTGGGCAGTAGAACTACCTACTTTAATACTATTTACAGTTGATACACTACTTCCATTAAGTTGTATTGTTTTAATTCCGTCTTTGTCGGTTAATACAGTTTGAGTTATACCGGAACCCATAGTTATTTTGTCAAGCCAAAAACCTGATGAAGTATCTGCTGCATCAATTTTAAATTTCTCGTCAGCACTACCTCCTACTGTACTCCATATAGATGTGTAGGGAGATGACAGAGTCGGTGCTTTGTCAATAACTAATACTTGACCAAGAGCAGGTTCGTTTTCCGGCAACGCAACTGCATAGCTTTGTTTTTCAATTTGACCCGGAGATGCCCAAGCAGCAAATCCACCTGAACCAACTGCATCATAATATCTTGTCTCTCCATAAAATGCACCTTCACCGGCTCCTGCAAATATATTTAACTGACCTTTGATTCTTGATGCTTGACCAATATTAACGTTAGGGTTGCTTTTTGAAGATACATCTACCTTAAAAAAATCACCTGCATTGAAAACACCTCCTTGATTAAACTGAACACCGAACTCAGGTTCAGAAGGATTTCCTCCTCCAATGCCTGTACCATCTATATTAATTAAGTTCCCTACTGTAGTTATTGTAATACCTCCCTTACCTGCTAAATCAATATCAGGTCCGGTTGCTCCCTCAATAGTTTGGATACCTCCACCACCACTACCTGTAATAGTAATATCGGTTCCGGAAGCACTAATACTAATGCCTCCGGCTCCAATTAAGTTTAAATCTCCTGTTAGTGTGTTTAATGACTTTACGGAAGAAGAACCTCCGGGTACTAATGCAATGATATCACCAATGGTATAATTCATTGTAACATCAGCATCGTCAACATTTGTTCCAATTACTTTGTCATTTACTGTTGGGATGCCATCAATTGCA